GCTGATGAATGGGATCGGCGGGGCATCGGACGCATTGGCTGATTTTGTAATGCGCGGGATGCGCGGGTTTGAAGATCTCAAGGACTCAGTGATAAACAGCTTCAAGTCCATGCTGTCGCAGATGATATCAATGGCGGCCCGCAACAAGATCATGCTGTCCATCGGCGGGTCTGCCTCGCCTGTCTCAGCGGGCGGTATGCCGGGCGGAGGCATGATGGGCAGCCTGATGGGGTCGTTCGGTGGCGGAGGCGGCATAGCGGGTCTCGCAGGCGGTGCAGGCTTCCTGGGCGGCGCTGGCAACGTGATTGGTGGCCTGGCGTCCGGCGGCCTGGCTGGCGGCGGAGCGGCAATCAGTTCAGCCGTAGGCGGCGCAAGCATGGCGGCAGGCGTAGGTAGCTTTGCGATGGCGGCTGGTGCTGTTGCGGTCCCCCTCGTTGCGGCTGCTGCTGCATTCAGCTTTTTGAGTTCCAAGACAAAAGAGTTGGACAGGGGCATCATGGCGACTGTGACCGGCGCCGACACGCTGGTGCAGCAGTTCGATAAGGTTCGGAAAAGCCGATTCTGGGGACTGTCAAAACGGGTCAGATCGAGACTGAGCGATGCTGACGACGCGACCACCGACGCGATCACGAACACGGTCAATTCACTGCAAGCGGGGGTGCGGGCATCTGCGGAAGCACTGGGAATTTCGGCAGATGCGTTTGACGATTTCAGCTACCGCCTTCGCATCAGCACCAAGGGGATGAGCGGCGAGGCGGCGCAGCAGGCTGTGCAAAACGCACTGGTAGGGATGGCAGACGCGATGGCATCCATGGCACCCGGTATGAGCGCGTTCAGCGACGCAGGAAACGTCGATGCGCTTATTGCAGCGGCTGCACGGGAACGGGACGCTAGGAAAGCTGCAATTAATGCCCCCATCATCGTAGGGACGGGCGAAACTTGGGGGCGAGGACCGTCCAGCAACAAGATCATGCGAATGGTAGAGGCAGACCGAAAGTTTGCAAATGCATCTGCTGAAATCCGCAGGGCTGCCACGGCTGGAAATGCGGAACTCCTGAGCCGATTTGCTCGGAGCCTTCTCACCGTAAATGCCTCAATGGAAACGCTTGGTTTGACAGTCCGCAGCGTTTCACTTGAGAGCGGCGCAGCGTCAGATGCATTTGCCGCGTTATTTGGCGGGCTGGAAAGGTTCACAGAAGTCAGCCAATTCTATTATGAGAACTTCTACAGTGATGCTGAACGTGTGGCGCGCGCGACTCAGTTGCTTTCGGCAGAATTGAAAAGATTTGGTGTAGACTCCATACCAGCCACGCGCGAAGCATTTAGAGCAATAGTCGAGTGGAACGACGCTGCGGGGAAAAGTGGCGTCGTGGCTGGGCTTATGCAACTTGGGCCCGCATTTATTGGAGTCAGAGACGGGATCGACGCGCTTGCAGCAGCGGCCAAAGACGCCGGCACGGTCCTTGACAGCCCAGCCACCAGAGAAGCAGCACGTATCGCGGCTGAGCGATTTGGAATCGAGACACAGCTTGCAAGGGTGCTGGGCAACACGCTAGAATTGCGCCGTCGCGAGTTGGAAGCGCTTGATCCCACCAACCGCGCACTGATGGAATATGTTCATTCAATGCAGGACGCAGAGTCCGTCACATCTGAGCGGCTTGGGCTGGAAAAGACCCTGCTCGCATTGCAGGGCAACACGAACGAGCTGCGCCGTCGCGAACTGGAAGCGCTTGATCCAGCGAACCGCGCATTGCAGCAAATGATATGGGGCCTGGAGGAAGCAGCCAAAGCCATGGCCGATCTCAATCCGGACCTTTTCGCAACGATGTTCGATTTTCAGCTCGCGCAGGCTGTCGCTGCAAATGGACCTGGCCCTGCCAACTCGACAAGCGCGCCGATGTCCGCACCATCATACACTGCACCGGTTGCCACCGATGGTGCAACCGTTATAGAACTGCGCGAAATGAATAGGCGGATGCAGCGTATGGAAGATGAGCAACGCCAGTACCATCTGACCGACATGCGGCAGGGTAAGAAATCGTCGGACACGCTTCAGCGGTGGGAGGCGATCGGCCTACCGGTGGAGCGCACGTCATGAAAGTAGTCCAGCCAATCACAATTAACGACAGCACCTTAACTGCCAGCAACCTGCCAGAAGCGGATCACGCCGAATGGAACAGCGCCACTGACTATGCTGTGGGGCAGCGTGTGATGATGGTCTCGACGCATTCAGTTTATGAGGCAGTGGCGATTAGCACAGACAGGACCCCTGGTCTCCCAGCCAATATATTCAGCGACCAAAACACCGGTGGCGTATGGCTGCGCGTGGGTGCGACAAACCGATGGAAGGCATTTGACCAAAGGATTACTGATCAGGTTACAAATTCCGAGACAATCTCATACACATTGGTTACGCCCAAGCTGTCGGATGGGCTTGCACTGTTCAATCTGAAAGCAGTCAGTGTTGAAGTTGTTGTGAGAGATCTATCAAACTCTATCGTCTATGAAGAGACGCAGGATATTGTAGACAGTTCGAGCATCATTGATTGGTTCACATTCTTTACCTGGGATGGCGAGTTCCAGACAGAGGCTCTTTTTACAGGCTTCCCTGCATACGCCGGGCACACTGTTCAGATCACAATATCTAATGGCCCAGGCGCTGTTGCTGCTGTGGGGCAAGTAGTGCTTGGTAGGTTGAGAGACCTCGGTGAGACGTTGGGAGGAACAGAAATCGGCATTCGTGACTTCTCCACAAAAGGGCGCGACACATTCGGTAATGTCACACTCGTTCAGCGAGCATTTGCCCAGACAGTCAACTTCCAATTTAGTATGCCTGTTAAAGACGAACGTCGCGTCCAAAGGATTGTGTCTGAATTACGTGGCATCCCTGCGGTTTATTTTGCATCACTAGAAACGCTTGACCGTGGCACATTGATTTATGGATTTTATCCCGACTTCTCAATCCCGCTTTCTTCTGCAGGGGTTTCATTCGCAACGCTTGAAATCGAAGGTCTCATCTGATGCCATTCCCTCCCATATCTCCGATCCCTGCGCCTCCCACACTTTCCAACCCTGGAGAGTTCCCAGAGAAGGCGCAGACATTCCTCGCCGCATTCCCTGCAATGCGCACACAGTTCAACGCGGCGGGCGTCTATCTGGATGGTGGCCTGACTGATGTGGCTGCGAACGCAGTCAGCGCAGGCAACAGCGCAGGCGTCGCCACAACGCAGGCTGGCATCGCTACAACGCAGTCTGGCATCGCCACAGACAAAGCCGCTGTCGCCACAACTCAGGCCAACACAGCAGTGGCATTCGCCACTGCTGTGGCACAAAACAGCGGCGTCTCGGGCCGAAACTTGATAATAAACGGGTCTGGCCGCATCAACCAGGGGGATTACGTCAGCGGCACAGCCGCAGGTTCTGTAAACCAGTTCGCGCTTGACCAGTGGTTTATTCGCCTTCCTAATCAAAGTTTGACATTCCCCGGCACACCCGGCAGCGTCTTTAACGCAGCCCGCATGATGACCGCCCCTAGCCTTGGCGTGGGGCAGGTGGTCGAAGGCTTGAACATTATTGGTGGGACTTATATTCTTAATTGGGCCGGCACTGCCACCGGATTTGTTAACAATATTGGGCGCGCTAAAGGTCAACCGTTTACGCTGCCCGCTGGCGTCGACGCGAATATCTCACTTCTCAACGGCACTTTCACTGATGTGCAGCTTGAACTTGCCACAGTTGGATCATCCGGCTTTAGTGTCAATTCCGGCAATGGCCAGATATCAATCGTTGCAGGTAATCCTGTCCCAACTGCGTTTGAGCGGATCGATATCGGGTTGGAGTTGGTTAAGTGCAAAAGATATTTCCAGCAAGGTCAAATCGATCGGGAGTGGAGACCAAGCAGCGCAAGCGAAGTAGATCGGATGACCTATTTGCTTCCTGTAGAAATGCGAACAGATTTCATCCTAGGAACTAATTTCCTTTTCACCAATAACGTTCTTTCCGGGTCGGTCGAGGGGTATAGCAGGATAGCGATCAAACACAGAATAACCGGAAATGCCGCTTCGCAAAGCGTGCGCAGCATAGTGAACTGGACAGCAAGTGCGAGGCAAACACCATGATCGAGGAAAACTAGATGGAGCTGATCTTGGCAATAGCGCTCAGCCACCACATCGGCATGGAGGGAGACTACAACGAAATCCATCCGCACGTTCAGCTGCAATTGGACAGCGGGTTTGTTGCGGGCGCTTTTCTAAACAGCGAAAGCAACGTGTCACCATATCTGGGTTGGCGGTTTGAGTACGATGCCGCGTTCATGGAGTTGGGCGCAGTTGCTGGATATGCTGCCATCACCGTCGCGCCGTATGTTCGGGTCGGTTACGAAATCAAACAGGGTGTGGATTTATTTCTGGCACCAGTGATGGAATTTAATGACGACGACGAAGTAAATGTCGGCGCTGTCATTGGACTATCGGTAAGGATGTAAAATGGTCAATGGCCCAAGAATAACAAATGATGACCGTGGGATTACGATCAATAAGAGTTTGTTTATGTTGATATTGGTTCCGCTTGTAACTCTTATCTTTTGGTTCGGGACAAGCACATCAACTAGTAAAGGGCAGATCACGGTCTTGCAGGAAAGGCAGGTTGAGGACCGGGAGTTAATTAGGGATAATCAGCTCCAAATCAATATACTGCGCATGTCAAACGCGCGGATCGACCAGCGGCTTATGAACATCGAGCAATCACAAACGCGGCAGGAAGAAGTTATGGCCGAAATCCTGCAATACTTGAGAAACCCGGACAAAAGATTGGTGCCCTCGCCATGAACCGTATCATAATTCACTGGACAGCCGGGGTGAACAAGGCCACCGCAACCGACAAGCGACACTACCACATAATTGTCGAAGGCGATGGCAACATCGTGGCGGGCAATCATCCGGTTTCAGCCAATGACCCGATCCGCTCCCCGAACGATGGCAGCACATATGCCGCGCACACACGGGGAGCGAATACCAAAGCCATTGGTGTCGCCATGGCCGGGATGCGTGGCGCGAAGGAACGGCCATTCGACCACGGGCTGTCGCCGATCACAAGTGTCCAGGTTGCAGCGCTTGTTGCCGAAGTGGCCAGACTGTGCCGCCTCCACGGCATCCCCGTGACGCGCGAAAACGTCCTGACCCATGCCGAGGTGCAGTCAACGCTCGGCATTGCTCAGCGCGCCAAGTGGGACGTGAAGTGGTTGCCGGGAATGCCGACGGCGGTTGACGCGCATGAAATCGGAGACCATCTGCGCGAGCGTGTGGCTACGGCGATTAATCACACACCGCGACCCATGGCACCTGATATTCCAACACCCGCACCAGCATCTGGTTTCTGGGCCCGGTTCACCTCCGCAATCAAGCGGTTTTCAAAAAGGATAGCGCGATGTTTCTCGCAGTAAGGATGATGATCTACGTCTTGGCGGTGCCCGCAGCGGCAATGCTGGGCGGCTCGTTTGATCCCGAGACTGGCAATCTATGCCTCAATGTTGATACCGCCATGTCCCTGATCGGCGGCGGAGCTGTGGCTGCGACCACATTCGCATCTTCGCGCTGGACCAAGCGTCGTGGCGGCGCAACGTGATCTGGACCGCCATCCTTTCCAGCAAGCCCGTACGATGGCTAATTGGGGCCGCGCTGGCGGTCTTGGCGTTTCTGGGCATCATTGTAAGCCAACGACGTGATGCGGCTCAGGACACCCGTGCAGAGGCGGAAAACACCCACACGCGCGAATATGCAACGAAGCGAAAGGAGCTCGACAATGAGGATCTTGGTATTGGTGCCAGTGATGCTGATCGGATTGAGCGGCTGCATGACATCGCAGACCGGCGGAGCGGCGGCGGTGATTGACGCCAGCGCGCCTTTTGTCGGGCCGTGTGCAGGCGCGCTCGCTGGTGAGAGTATGCCCACTGCCCGCGAGCGGTGCCTACCGCTCCTGGTGATCCTGGACGGTGCAACGTGACCCGCGCTCAAAATTCGTGTATATCACGCAGCAACACATAAGGAAAAACCATGAGCGGCTATCTTTTATTCCACGTCCCTACAGAAACGTGCACAATCGTCACAGGGTCTCTGCCACTTGCGGTCAATGCGCCTCAAGGGGGAGGGACATACCGTGTCTACGAGCTTGGCCTTCCGTTTGACATAGTTGTTGCTGCCACGGTCACGGCACCTAGCACAATGGCAGCCCCAACGCTGACCGGCGGCGAGACGCAGATCACGATCGCCCCGCCTTCCGCACCAAATCTGAACGGTGGAACGCTTCTGACGGACGGCTACCGGTTCCTGGTCTACAGCGCTGCGGACGCGCTGCTTGCCACGGTTGATCGTGGCAATCTTGCGGAGTTTAATGTGACGGGCCTGAGCGCGCAGACCGGCGTTTATGCGACCGTCTTCGCGCGCACCAACAATGGTAATGGCGCGGCCAGCGCGGCCTCAAATACTGTGGCGGTTACAGCCGCAGAAACAGCAACGGCACCGGACGCATTCCTGACCAACGGATGGGCGCTAACGGATAAGCCGAGCGCAGACGGCGACACCCTGACGCTGACGATCAGTGCGCTGCCCGTTGACAACGGCGGGGCGGCGATCACTTCGATCCAGTATCGGATCGGCACAGGCGCGGCTGTGACTCTCGCAAGCGGTGCTGCAACCGGCGCGCGCGATATCACAGTGCTTGCCGACACGGAAGCGAGCATCGAGGTACGGGCGGTCAATTCGGTTGGCGCAGGTCCGTGGTCCGCTGCGAAAACGGCCACGCCTACGGTCGTTACAGCATCCCTGGCAGGATCACTGCGCTTCCCAGACACGAACGGCCACACGGCGGCGACCAATCTGGTGCTGCGCCAAAGCACCACGAACATGCCCGCACCTCTGGCTGCCGATACTGCGTTCTTCGGCATCATTGAACTTCCCAGCGTCGTCCGGAACGAGGAAGAAATCTACACCATCCTGGGCGACGGGTTTGGTGGCGATGAGTTCACGATTGCTGTCTATGGGCGCGGCCCAAACCTCGGGGAGCGTAGGAACACGGTAACCTGCTTTGCGAATGACACCATTGTTTCGAGCGTCCTTCCCACCACACTCGAACGGTTCCTTTTGGTCGCTGAGCGGCAAGCGAACAATGTCCGCGTCGGGGTCTATCCGTGCGACGGCAGCACATCGCTTCCCGGAACGTTCAAGTCGGCTGTTTCGGGCACAACAGGAGCCTATGCGTGGACCGGCACGGAGTTCCGCATCGGTGACTTCGGCAGCGACGGCACCGCACCGGCAGCTACATTTTTGCCCGTCAGCAAACAACGCCGCTTTCCCGGTGAGATTGCACTGCTTGGCTACGTTGACGGCACAGCGACGCAGGCGAACTGGGAAAGTATTGCAGCCGGTGCTGACCCGATCACGGTGCTGGGGGCCGCAAATCTGCCTTGGTATCGCCGGTTTGACGGTACCACGGAAACACTTGACCACCCGAGTGCTGCCACAGCTGACAGCACCAGCGCGGCCACAGTGTTCGGCACGATGCTGAAAGGCGGGCACATCGTTGCGCAGTCCGAGGCCAAGAGCCTTCTTGTCAATCCTCTGCCATTGCCCGGACAGGTCTATGGCGTCAAAAAAGCTGTGAACTGGGCCAGCGCTCAGGTTCCGCTTTCCGGCACCGCAGCCGGGCGCAATGGCGAGACGATAGAAGCGCGCATCCTGTACGAGGGCACCAACAATCTTCTGCTTGACTGGACCGTGGTCGGAAACGTCGCAAGCGGCGCGTGGACTGGAACAGTGACCTGCCCCCGGTCCGCGAATGGCTGGTGCTATGTCGAGGTCCGGTCACAGTCTGAGCCAGCCGCAGTTGCAACGCGGATGCAGCCCTTTGCCGCCGGTTACAAGCTGGTGATGCTGGGGCAGTCGCAAGTGACGATTGCGATGAACGGAACGGGTTTTGGATCCACCGTTACGACACCCCTGAAACTCACATACGCCAGTGTTCTCGAAAATGCTCCCGGCGTAAGTCCACTCAAAGCGGGTCGAGTTGGCGGCGATTATGTGTCGGACGCGCTCGCGGAACTGAGCAACACGCTCGGTTTGTATTCTAACGACACGCCCATCATGGTTATCCGAGAGTCCGTGAATGGCACCAGGGTCGATCAGTTCCTTGACGACGGGCAAGCTGGTCGGACATTCGATACCATCGTTGCGTCTGTTGCTGCAGTGGGCGGGGACGTTTCTATTGTGCTTCACCAGTGGGGCACGTCAGATGCTGGGGAGCCTGACTATGGAGACCTGCACGATGAACTGAACGCAGCAACGCCGGTTGCACCGATTGACCACAGCCTGCCGCAGGCTTTGGATGCAGGATACGAATATCTGGTCATGCCACTGTCCCGGCACAGCAACAACTACATGAACAACATCCGACAAACGTCGATCGCATGGGCGCAGGCGAACAGTAATCCATTCGGGCCGTGGTTTTCGGACGTTACGATTGACGAAGGTGGCGGGACCACTGGTGCGCACCAAAACATCAGCGTTCTGATGGGGAACCCAAACTGGGGCGCAAAAGCAGGGATCGGCGTTGCCCGCGCAGTTGGCATTGACACATCGACCAACCCCTACTTCGCGCAAGGTGTGGAATTGTCATCTGATCGGACGAAGATCACAGTCACGCCTGTATTGCCGAATGGCGGAACGCTCTATTCGCCCGCGCCCACAAACCTGTCGCAATTCTTTGTTTCTGAGAACGGTGGGAGCAGCTACGCCACGGATGGGTTTATTGCGGCAATCGCCGACGGCAAAGTTGAGATCACGAAGGACAGCGCCGGAACTTTCGCAACTGGGTCCATGGTCAGTGTGCGTTCTGACAACCGGAACTTCGAAAGCGGCGTGTGGTCAGAGGCGGATATTACCGCTGGTGTTCTTTATGAGAGCTACGACAAAGACCGGATGAACCGTGGTCTGATGATTATGGGCGGGCGTGACTCTGACGGTAACTACATCACAAACTACGTCTCCGATGCAGCGACCTTGCAGGGTGCAGCAGTTCCGGGCAGTTCGCTCCCAACTGGGGTAACATACAAAGGCTCATTCAACTCTGTATCGACCCCGTACACTGTGTCGGCAACTTCACAGAACACATCAAACCCGGTTTCGTGGATAACACCGGCGGATGGCACGATAGCTTGGGTTTCAGTACTGATGCAGGACAGAAAGGATGGAAACCCACTTCCACCATCGCCTGCAATACTTGAAACTCGAAACGGGATCTCCGGTACGCCGACCAACATGACGCTGTTTGGCTCGGACGGCAACGTATTCATTAACGGCCCCGGGACAGCCAGAGCGATCATGGCAATGCAGTACCAAACACCCGCCTCCGGTGCTGGGCTTATGCGCAGTGGTTTTGGGTCAGCGTCTTACTGGAACCTGAGCCATTGGGAAGTTGACCCGGCTGTGTTTGACTTGACGGCAACGCAATCAGTCGAGGCAGTGAACGCTGGAGTCGCATCGACAAGCGTCGAAATCGCAAATGTGCCAGCAGGGTCGGTCCTGTTCGCAGCGGCCTACAACAGGGATGGGACGCCAATCACCTTCAATGGGGGAACCGTGAACCACATGGACACGAGAACCTACGGGAGTTCTGCCCGCAGAGTTTCGGTCATGTCGGGCACAGCGTCTGGCAACCTGACTGTTACGGCCACGGCTGAGATGCTTTTGGTCGGGATCATTCCGCCGAATTAGCTCACTACACCAGTTAACTCTGATGAACAACTAGCTTCGGCGATTACAACAATGTCCAATGGCAGTGGTGGAACCATTACAGTTGGAACATCTGGTGGCCCATACAATGTCAGCAGCAACGCTGGTCACGCCACAGAAACAATCACGATCCGCTCAGCGACTCCGGAAAACCCAGCACGCTTCCAGAGGATTGCACTGTTTTCAGGTGCGAAAAACTTTACGTTTGAAGAGATCCTGGTTGACAGCCGAGATGTGTATAATATCCGGCCGAGTAACCAGCGAGACCTGGACTTGAGCAGTTGCTCAAACATCGCTTTTCGATTTTGTGAGTTTGTCAGTGCTGCTGCAGGAGAGTTGGGTGTTACGGGCAGCGTAGCTGGTGAACAGTTGGCAAGGCCAACGGACGCAACAGACATAGAATTTAGTGATAACGTAATCAGAAACTACACTTGGGGATTGCGACCGCTTGATGTCACTGGGCTATTAATTCAGAGAAATAAGTTCAGCAACATTCAAGCTGACTACATTCAAATGGAGGCTGTGCAAGACGTCATTATTCGCGACAATATTTTTGGTCCGCACCTCGGAGCAATCTTCAATATAAATCACGGAGACGTCATTCAGCTTCTATCCAGCCCCAACTCTGACACTGTGAGTGGGAACATTCTGATCGAAGGGAACCAGATATTCAGCGGCGGCCCAGCAGCCATGCAAGACGTTCTGCTTCAGAATGAACGGGTTGGTATTCTTGGTCGGCATGGTTCAATGACCATCAGAAACAACGTTATACATGACGCCGCTTCTCATGGTCTCCGGGTTGAGCACACGAATGGCCTGACTATGAATAACAACCTCATACTCACAAACCATACGGCTGGTCTCATTAATGTACCCGATGTGCCTCGCGGAAACCCAACCAATCCGCGACTTCAGACCAGCAACAACAACCTCAGCGTCGTAGTCTCAAACAACCTCGCGGCAAACTACGAGCTTGGCGTCTGGACGCAGACCGGCGGAGCTCGCATCGAGTATGGGTCGCGGGGACACCCGGACTATGTTCACAACCACTTCGTCAACGCAGATAGGGGCACAACCGGCATAGACTTGCGGGATGCTCGGTTGCTGGCCAGCAGTTCGTGGGTCGGCATGGGTCCTGCTTTGATCCAGCCCATAAGCACCACACCGGTGCTGACCCCGGTCATGCGGATTACAGAACTTCCAAGCGTTCAAAAGACCTTTGACGCTGGTCTTTCCATGGACGCGGCAGGCACTTTGTCTGGTCGAACAGGTGTGGTCTTTACCTGGGACTTTGCTGACGATACACAGATGGTTGGTGAAGTTGTGACCCGAACTTTCACAGACTTTACTCAGCAGGAAGTCACTCTGACAGTCACCATGCCAGACGCAACCGAGGCAGCAATCACCCGGTCATTTGAACTGTCTGATCCTGTTCTGCTGGACATGGCATTTGACACAGACTTCTCTGACGCATCGTCTTACAATGTAGGTGCCCAAGGTAATGCTGGGACTGTCGCAACTATGATAGTCTCAGAACCCAACGCTGGCTTTACAAATGTACTGGCGATTGGGGGCACCACAAAGCTGAATTTGTGGTCGCGAGGTAGAGCCCATTTGAATGGCCTGACAGACTTCGCTGTTTCCCTAGACTTCAAAGTCGGAGAGACCGGCGGTAGCCTTCCATCAGACGGGACGCTTTTTGGTTATCGCGGTGTCACAAATGTCAGAGCATTGCAAAACGGCGCTGTCTCCGCAAGCATAACTACATCTGAAGATCCGACCCAGACGATAACCGGTCCAATTAACCGAATTGTTGCTGGGCAGTGGCACAACTACGCAGCAGTCTACGACGGCTCAACATATAAACTATACCTCGATGATGTGGAGCAGGTTTCGGTTGACGTAACCGGTTACACTATCATCAAACCCACCCATGATATTTTCTTAGGGGAGGTCTTTACAGATGCTACAATCCCAGCAAGAATAGCCAACTTGAAGGTAACAAGATCATCTGTGTGGACGCCGTAATAGATACCGCAGCCGTCCACACTTGGTTGCAAGAATGACCGCCACCAGCGCAGCCAGCAGCAGCCATGCCGATCCGGGCAGGGGGATCGGCGGGATCGGCAGCGGCTTAGTGGCTGGCACGGTGTAGCCCGGCCGCGCTGCCCTGAAGAACGAATGCGCATTGACTGCGGCGGTGCGGCCCGGCCGCGCGATGTATGCGGGCGAGACGGTGTTCACTGCAGCGGCTATGGTGGTCCGTGGCTGGCCGACGGCCACCTGCCAGTTGCCGCATCCGTGCACCAAGACCAGCCGCCATACCCTCCCTGTGTCGTCTCTGGCGCTCCAGCCGTGGCCCGGCTCCGGCGCTGGTAGGTCTGCGATGATCGGGCGGATCTCAGCAACCGGCCCGCTCGGGCCGCCAAAAGAGTTCATCACCAGCGACTGCCCATCCACGATCTGCATCGGTTCCCCGTCGCGGTTCGCTGCGATCTGCGTGGCGATCTGGTCGTGCACCTCGGGCGGCATCACGTCGCGCGCCTGAGCCATGGCCCACGGCAGCGGGCAGCCGCCCCACAGGTTGCACGCGTGCGGGCCGGGGCCGGCCCATGTGCTAACAAGGGCTGCGTTGGCGGGCAGGGCCAGGATTGCGACTGCAAGTGCAATGCGGATCATGTGTCATTTTCCTCGTGATATGCGTCAACCAGGATCGAAGCGATGGTGTGAATCAACAGCGCATCCTCGGGGGTTTCATCGAGCAACCATTTCAAAACCTCGGGGTCCAGCAACAAAATAAGCTTATACATGCCGCCAAACCTCGTGCCATACTTTGCTTTAATCCGGCTCAATCGGTTGACGTCAGTGTCGGACGGTTCAAACTCCGGCAGCTTGCCAGACCTTCGCAACCGGACCTTTATTCCGGTTACACGGTTGTTTTCGATGCCCAGCGCCGTCGCTATTTCTGACGTTGTTTTTCCATCAAGCGCCATGTTGAGCACCGCTTCGCGATGGGGTGACGGCGCGGTCATGGCTTCGTCGTCAGGTGGTAGTAGGTATTCCAGAATGCCACGTGGCGAAGATCTGTCGGCCCAAAGCGCACCGGCTCAGGCGATACCGCACCAGCGGGGACGAGATCGCCCGTCTCGGGGTCAATGGCCCATCTGCGCAAAATTCCGGTCATGGCTGTTTCGCCTCCTTGAGCAATGCCGTTCCCCTGTCTTTCCACAATGATGCGAATTCAGGATACGGCGCGGTTTCCATTAACTCGGTGCACGCTTTGCACCTATCATCCGCAGATTGGCGTGGGCTGTTCACTATTCGGGCAAGATCTGCACGTTTCGCTTTGGATTCCTCGGTGATCGGGAACAGTGGCGCGCCTGGGTGCGCAGGGAATAGAATGACAGTCATTTTCAGTCCTCCGTAAATTCGAGTTCTTCCGCCATTTCCAGCAGGTAGAATGTGAGTTTCGGGCGCAAGAATGTCAGGGACGTGACGGCGATGCCAAACATTTCCAGCTTTTCGATCTCGATATTCACCGGCGCGTTGTATGCTGGCGACCCGTCTGCGCCGACGCCCTGACATTCCGCATCGGCTGTGAAGCTGACGAAAATGTCGCCGTTGTGATATGTGGCGCGCATCATGTTTGCACTCCCGTCCACAGAGTCTGCATAAGCGTGCCGCGCAGGCGCGCAGACGCTACAAAATCCACCCGGATCGGATCACCTGCACACTGCCCTCCGGTCAACCGGATCGGGCGGCCCTTTTCGATCACGTCTGCGGCCTTGACCAGCTTGGCCAGCACGGTCGGATCGTAGCACAAGCTGGCAGCGCCCCCGCCGCCTTTGGCCACCACGCGCCGCCAGTCGGGATAGGTGCCGTCGATCACGGTAAATTCCAGAACACCGACACGGCGCATTTCACCGTCAGTACCGTCATTGATTACAAATTGCAGGATCCCGGTCGTCGTGTCGCCGTAGACCCACAGGTTCCCCTTGACCTTGAACGCCTTGTCGGTTGCGTCACATGACAGGATGAACCCGGCGCGTTGAGGCCTGCACACAGTTCCGGGATGCCATGGCCCGTCCATGCCTTGCGTGAAACATTCCGTGCCGACGTGGCATCCGTCTGGCAATTCAATCGTCATCACCTGGTGGCCGTCCAGCGCTACCAGCTTGTCAGCCTCGATCAGCACGCCACACAAATAATAGCGGGTCTGTTCGGTGCTGATGCACTGGAACGCAGCTCTCAGATCACTGGCAGGCAGGAAAAACGTGGTCGGTGTCGGGGTCGGTGTAATGGTTTTCATTTGGTTTTCTCCGGTTGGGTAAAGGTGAATGTCAAGTCATTTTCTGGTGACATTACCAAGAATGTTTGGCCGGGTTTAACGTAAGATTTACCACGGACTTCGGTTTCCAGCATTTCTCTGTTCATGCCATCCACCCCGTTGAACCAATCAACATTTTGAAACGTTACGGGCTTGCCCGCGCCGAATGCAAACCCATCGGCCAATTTGGCAGGTAATCGGTATACATAAACCATTGTATCATTTATCTGCATGGTGGTGTCTCCAGTTGCGTTGGTATTGGGCAGGACTGTTAAGGCGCCACAGAGTTGGCGGCAAAAAACGCGCGGGTATCGTCGGGTGTCATCCCCTTGGCCTGCTTAATCCAGTCGCGTGCTGTGGCCAGCGCCGCTTGCCTGCTTCGTGTCCGACCCCTGAAAAAGTAACTTGCTGGAAGCAGCCCGTAGCGTGGATGAGGAACCGCTGCGTAGACGCGGATCTCGGGGCGGTAGACACCCTGAAGGCTGGATGCGGCGCAGGCGGTGATCTGGTTGGGTATGGGCATGTCTGTGTCTCCTTGGTGTATGTTTTGTATTCCTAAGACTAGAGTAGCGCATCTATAAAATGTTGTAAACAATTATTTTGAGCCGTTGACTGGCCTTTTAACGTCATGCCAAGGACGTCTAACTCTAATCCGTATCAACTATCTAGATTGCCCATACGCGGCCCATCGCCTCGCGGTTCGGTTGATGGATTGAATTGCCCTTTTTGCGCGCGATACGGAACGCTTGGGAATTCTTCAATGCGCGGTGGCGCTCTTATAATGATGCCGAGGAACATGTCGTCAGTCTTCCATCTGTTCGGAATAAACAATGAAGCGTTGCTCTACGGCAGGTATGATCCCATCGCTGAACACCAGTAAAGCTTTTTTCGGGTCACGTTCCATCACCATAAGGAGGACTAAGGCAATCATGTGGTCCAACGTTCTGAGAATTTCGACCAGCTCCCGTTCATTGGTTATATCGCGACCGTCAATGACATCCGTGGCTGCCAATCTGGCGCGGCGAGCATTCCTTTGTACTTCAATCATTGTCGTCAGTCTCCTATCTGGTCGGTGGTTCCGTTTAAATCTTTAGTGAACAGATCAATCTGTTCGGACAAACTTAAAGCTGTTTTTGGATCTGCCTTGTGCATCTCTGCGAGGTGCTTGAGATAATCCCGCTCACTAGCGTGGCCATACATTCTGTAAACTGGGATCATGGCTTCAAAACCGCCACAGCGTTTCCATTCAAATCCCGTGATACAATGGTGCGATAAGAATGCGTGCCGGAAAGCGTTTCGAATGTCATTTCTCTCAAAGTATCGCCGTTTTCAGTTATGATCTTTTTGACGGCTTCTGCCAGTTCGTCGGGTGTGAGTTTCATGGTGTTGTCTCCTATCTGGTCGGCTTGAATTTCGGGAAGTTTTCATGGTGGCATCAGTCATCGTCTTGCGTGCAAATCCAACGGCTGAGACCCCGCGAAAAAATAGCGCGATATGAGTGCGTTCTGGAAGGCGTTTTGAATGTCAGCCTTGTCAAAGTGTAATCGTTGTCAACCGCTAGATTGTCGACGTAGGTCGCCATTTCGTCGGGTGTGAGTTTCGCGGGGCCCATATCAGTATCCTATCTGGTAAATGTGTGTCGGCATAGCGGTTGCTCCAGGGAAGGCAATAATTTTCATAGCCGCTTCTCCTATCGCGTCGGTGGAAATATAGAGCCCATCAAGCGGCCCGTGATCTTTCCTGAGATACGGCGGCCAATGCGCTTCGGGATGGCCTTGCCGGGTTTCTTGTGCGTTGCAGCCTGCACGTCTCCGGCGATGCGCGCCAAGGCGTAGAGCTTGCTGCGAAACTTGTTGATGGTCATGGCGTTTCCTTTCTTTCGGGGAGCAAATCTGAACGGGTCAACAGGGCAATGCCGTCGTCATCGACTTTTCCATACCAGATACGTCCATCGTCATCCTTTATTCGAAGGGCGTGCCCCGCTTCGGCTTTACCGATGCTCACAGTCATTGTGTCATGTGCCGTGTTGTCGGGCGATAGGTGAACAATGCGAATCATGGCTTCACCTGTAGTGCGGTGTGAGCCTGATCAAGTGCACCAAAAAGGTCTGAACCACCGGCAATTTCATCCCATTTAGACGTTCCTGCAAGACCAACTCGAAGAGCAATGTCTGGCATAACAGCAAGAACAAATGCTGCACGTTCCAACGCACACCGCAGCCTCTCAATCTTTGCGTCCTGTTTGGCACTGCTTGCACTCCATTCATGTGCAAAATTCGACAAAACGTCTGAAACCCTGGCGTACTCCAAACGGGCTTCATTTCGTTGCCTCATCAGACGCGAAATCTTAGCCGCCTGTTCGATGGCAATGCGGTGAAGTTCAGGTGCAGCGGCTATCCAATCGGCGGCGTCACAAGCATCAGCTCGAGCCTTGTCACGGTTTTTTGTGTCCATGGTGTTGAAGCGCAGCCTCGCCAGCAGGTCTTGCGTTGTATCAGTCATGGTGTCAGCCTCCCGGTTGCGTTGTTAAGATCACCGCTGTACTGCCAAAGCAGCTTTTACATCAACTGTGGACCTACGCTTTTCCAGTGCAGTCAACATGTCTTCCTCCTCAATCGTGAGCCGGGTGTGCCACATTTTCTTTTGAAGGCCTCCAAAGTTGCTTTCATCAATTAAGTCCCATGCGATTTTCTCTTGAGTTGTCATGTCGTTCTCTCCGGTTGGTTGGGTTTTCCCCGGCGCGTGGCCGGGGCTTTAGGTCAGGCGTTATAGCTTGATCGGCAATCAACCTTGCCTGTGCTCAGCCACTCGCGCGCGTCGCTCTCACTGTTGGCGTGGTCGCCAAATTCCTCAGTGCGTGCGCGGCCCTCGTATCCGACCCAGTTACCGTAGACGTTCTGCTTGATGCGGCGCTTTTCCATTTTGTATTTCCCGTTGTTAGTGTTTGTATTCCTAAGACTAGAATAGCGTGAGTTTGGCACCTTGTAAACAGTTTTGTTGGTCTTTTTAAAAAAAACTTCAAACACTCGTAGACTGGGGCAATACTCTGGGCACAACCGACAGGGTCTATTGGTGGTTAACGGTGTGTTTTGTCGGTCATCTATAGCATGAAGAACTTTTTAGCAACTGGGAACCGTGGGACGCCGCTTGGGAATTTACCGTTAAAGAACACCGTTGCTTTCCCACCCACGTACATGCTTTCTTTGCTTAGCAAAGCTGACATTTGTCCCATACTTCCGGCGCACCCTGAGCTAAATGTCTTTCCTTGACTTGTAACACAGTTGACGGACTTAGCACAGCCGGACCACTGGCCTTTTCCTTCAACAAAGCCCACAATAACAAATTCCTCGTCGTCTTGTTCTTTCACTTTAATAAGTTGCCTAGGTCTTTTCTGCTGCTCGTATTCCTTGTCAGAGACGCGGACCATAGTTCCCTCATAACCTTCTATAAGGAATTTAGAATGGTTTTCGTAAATAGAGTCAAATGACCCGACTCTTATAGTTTTTACAATCTTGATGTGGGGTATCCCATCAAGCATCCTACGAATTTCTTTATAACGGTGTAGAAAATTCCCTTTAAGAAGGCAGTCATATACGTGAAGTTCTATGACATCTTCGCAATGGAGTGTATCTAAAAAGTCAACGTTTTTCTTTGTGAGCAAGCTCTGTATTTTAGTGAAATCTTCTCTTAGTTCAAAGTTAAACAGCTCACCGTCTATGACAAGTTCTGGATACTTATTAAAGACAGTCTTCAAGGCTTCTTCAATATGAGGGCACGTCTCAGTTTTGCGAAGTTCTCTTGACCAAAGACCCCTAGCGTCGGCTAAGCATCTAAACCCGTCAAGCTTTGGTTGAACGTAGCAGTTGCCATTTTTTATCGCACGCTTTACGTAGCTGACGTCTTTATCCATGTTGGCTTTTGCTAGCATAGCTCGGGGTATCTTGTCTTGCTCAAGCAGTTCATGTATAGATCTACGATACCCACTTGCCAGCTTATCACGCTCCATTGATTTTGCTTTATCTTCGGCAACTTGACTTGGAGACCTTTGGTTGGACCTACCAACGTTTAAAGCCTTGTAGGATGTTGGTGACGACGCCTTAGGAGGCATATTCTCATCACCAGTAAAAGTCACAACCCTGTTATCAAAAGATTGCACATACCAGTATTTCACTTTTCCAGAAGGTGTTCTATAAAAAAGAAACCCTGATTTATATGTCATTGAAAGAACCCTTTCCAATTGGACACAACAACTTCGTCTACTAGCTTTTTCTTGGTTTTTAGGGCATTCAGTATCTTTTCATCTATAGTACCTGGAGTGAACAAATCGATGTATCTTGCTTTTCTTTTTTGACCAATGCGGTGTATGCGATCCTCTGACTGGATACGTCTTTCAAGCGAGTAGTCATTGCTGTAGTAAATAGCAAGATCAGCAGTGGTAAGCGTGAGCCCCATACCAGCGCTTTGCGGGTTGGCAACAAAAAATCGACCTGGGTGGCTTGGGTCTTGAAAGTTCTTTGCTGCAACTTCTTTTTTTGCGCTACTCACACCACCGTGAAATTCTATTAAGCTTTCTTTCCCGTATTTGGCCACAATCTCTGCAGCTACATCCCTGAGAGTTTGTCTATACGTGGCCCATACTACTACGTTGCCGCTCTCATTCTCAATCAAGTCCATTAATGTAGGTAGACGATTGTTTTCGATGGAGGCGTATTTCTCATTGCCAAAATCATCCTCGTATTTTAGCTGACCGCAAACAATCTGGTGGAGCTTTACGAGAAGCGTGAGGATGTTTGTAACCTCGACAGTATCGCCAAGCTCTTCAAGTTCAATGATTGCTTCTTGCTTTAGCTTCTCATACTTCGCGGACTGCAACTTTGTCATCTCCACCGCAACGCGCTGATAGATTTTTTCGGGTAAGTCTAACGCGTCTTCTTTTTTTACAACTGACGCAAATGTGCTGATAAGATCAGAAAGCTCACTTTTGTTCTTGTAGCCTGTCACCACATCAAAGCTTCTATTTCCAAAAGTCTTTTTTTCAACGTCAGCAAAATAGTTTCTAAATGAGTAAAAAGACTTGTGCCCAAGAACTTCTTCTGTGGGAGCAAGAGCCATTGCTTGGCCAAACAACTCAAGCGGTCCATTTGTTATTGGAGTGCCTGTAAGCAGTCTGCGGTATTTGGCGGCTCTGCAAAACTTGACAATAGCTTTGCTTCTCTTGGCCGTGTGTGTTTTAATCATAGAGCTTTCATCAACGCCGTGCATATAGTTTTTACCGACAACGCTGTACAGCTGTCTCATCATTTCAGTAAGTTTAACTGATATGGCTGACTCGGTATTAAACACGAAAATCTTGAAGCCATCAAACTCAAGAAATGTAGCCCAATCTCTTTTAAACTGCTTGTTTACCGCTTTTGCCGAGTTGTACCTGAATACTTTATAGTTTATCCTGTCAGGTACATGCGTCGGTATTTCAACCAATTCCATTGTTGGGCACATGCCTTTGGTTGTTGATAGAACAAGAGCTTTAATCTCAGAAATCTCGTATAGGTAAGACGCATTGTCTAGCAGCATCTTTGTTTTTCCGGTTCCGGGCTCGCAGAAAAAACCCCAGTATGGAAGTCTGCTGCAGTGCTCCAAAATATCTCTTTGGTGCTGGTACGGCTTAGTTTTGTATATGTATTCCATATTGCGCCTCTGTATTAAAAACAATAGCGGCGCCGGATAGGCGCCGCTTTGTAGTCATCCAGCCTTAGAACGGAATTTCGTCTTCATTTACATCAGACTTCTCACCGCTCTGGTTACCTGAACCATTGGTGTAGTTGCCGTCAGACGGTTCTTCAGCAATCTTAATGTTGCCACCCTTGACAAGCTCGTAGTATGACTTTGCTTCGTCATAGACAGAACGAGACACAGGGTCTTTCACGCGCTCAAAGCTTGGCGACCACCAGCTGTTGTCATTCTTCTCCTCAAGGAACGTTGTAAGATTGTAGGCGAACATAAACCGTGGAGCCGAGACTGTTGGATGGCCAGGCACTTTTGCCGAGGTGATGGCGTGGTTGAATTTGCGATTGGCACGGAGACCTGTGGACTTAAGGCCAATGACCATACGCTGCATTTCGCCGGTTTTCTTGTCGAGCATCAGCACGTAGTGGTAGGCCGTCTCTACAACAATCATTGTCGGATTGTCTTTGATTACAGATTGCTTCTTCGCGTTCTTGACCGTGTCCTTAAGAATACTGTCATCGTCGTAAACGTCAATCAAGCCACCACCGCTGTCACGGTCAAGCCAAACGTTCCATTTCTTGTTGTAATAGGCGGGCACAATAAGAACGCCATCTTTTCGTGCTTCAAACGTTTCGCCAGTAACGTTATTGAAAAGCATCGATGCTCTTGCGCCTTCGATATAGGCTTCTTTGCCCTCGTTGACTTGCGGCGAGAGACCTTGCAGAATGCCAAGAAACGGGATCGCAATGTCGTTTGCGTCAAGCTCCTCGTTCCCAAGACCGGCGTCTGCAGTAATAAAGTCAAGATCATAGCCTTCCATTCCTGATGGAAGACCAGCATCTTTCTTGACAACAACTTCGTTTTTCTTTGTATCGGCCATGAACTATTTCCTTTTTATCTTGGCTTCGTTGATTGTATAGGTCGTGATGCAGTCAGGTATTTTTTCGCCTGACTCGTAAAGCTCACGCACGAGAGCACGTAATGTTTGCCAGTGGACTGATGGCTTCAGTGAGTAGTTAATGCCAAATCCCTCAAGCCGCTTTGCAATAGCCTCGGCCTGGTCGAGGTGGCCTTTCGCCACTGGTATTGTCAGAGCCGGCGTAATAACGCCAGATCGTTTGGTTTCCTTGAGCCAGACAAGAGCAGCATCCTCGTTGTCTTTTTTTATGTTTCCAACGTACTTCATTGACACAGAAAGCTTAGATCCATTTTCAAGCTCAATAGACTTAAGATCCGCGGCTGACATGGCTTCAGGTAGGAAACCTTCACGGATCACGCGTAGACTTTCATGGGCGTTTTTAGAAAGGGTGGTAAGAGCCTCAATAAAGTCTTCAAGCTCCATCATGCGAAGAGAAAGACGAGTGATGCTTTTAAGCCCGTCATCATCGAGATTAAGTTCTGCATTTTTCTCAATTACGCCAGCGTCAGCTAGCGCTTTACTCACGACGTCGTCGTAGTCACTTGTCATCATTTTCATCCGATGCATCATAGGTTTTGACAGAGTAGCTCTGCCTGTATTTGTCCCACTCAAGAAAGCTGATACTTTCTTTTTGCTGCAGTTCAAATTCTTCTGATAAGCAAATGCAAACAACTGCGACAACAATCGGGCTACCAACAGGTAAGAAATAGTCGTTGTCAAAGTCAAAGTCAGAGAAAAATTCTCTTGCCGCGTCAGCAATAATCTTTACGTCAACAATGTTTACACCTAACGGGAACAAAACATTGAGTTCGCCAAATTCTGAAGCTGTAGTGAAGTCGTGGTTTGCTTGCTTAACAATTGTGTATACTGTCATTTCGTTCTCCATATGTATAAGGACATCTATATCATGTCCTGATTTTGCGCGATATCCCTGAAATGTCGTTTTATCAACTTTTGTTTATCAGGGTCTTTGCAACGTTTTGCATAGATAGTTTAGCAAGCGTTCCGGACAAATGAATAAAAGGCGGATCAACGTCTGATACCTTTACCCTGTTCCATTTTTTATAGGGCTCAAGCTTTGTATCAACAAAACAAGAAGCTTCCCAGATCATAAGTTCGTTTGCCTCGCAAAGAGCCATAACAAAGATGCCTTTTCCATTCGTGTATCTCAGTCTCTTTTTGTAGAAAGGTATCTGAAACTTTTCAAAGTAAATGAATTCTCCTTTTGCAACCTTTGTTTCGATTAAGAACTGCTTACCGCCGCCTGCAGCGGAAACGTCTGGGAAGCCCGCGCCTAGAGAGTTTTCAATTCTTTCAAGGTGCAGCACGCCCGACATTTTTCGGACGTGCCTCTGGTAGAAGTCTTTCTCAAGCACTAGGCAAAACCTTGCAAAACTCAGAAAGGTCGGAAATGGTTCCTTTTATGAGTAGTTCACCACGGTCATATCCAACGACGAACTTGTTGTCAGGTGATCCCCACTCTTTCTCGTCGAACTCCATTTCGCTCCCGATAAGTATCCTGATGCCGGCTTTGTCTAAAAGACCTGTCCAGCTACCTTGCTTTCCCATTGGGGGTGTTGTCCATAATTTTGCCGCGTAATCAACCAAACTCTCAAACGTTTCCCTGTTGAGAGCCACAGTCATGTTTTCATGGTGATTGGCGGCTAGCCACAGTTGATAGTGGTCGTGGCCAACATATACACCGTCACCAATGTATTGCGTGTCTGCTGTAATCATGGCAGGTATCTTCCTCCGGAGTTGACAACGCCCTCAGGCACTGGCAGGTTACGTTTTTTCTTTGGGTGGCGAGCGCGGTCTTGCGCAACTTGCATTTCGGCGCGGCGCCAAATATAGTCAGACAGCTTTTGCCCAACAACTTCCTTGGTGAAACCCTTGGCAGCATACCACTGCTCGCGCAGCCGCTGCTCGAACTGGTCTTTGGCTGGAATGCCTTTGTATCCTGGCACATCTTTTCCTTTGTATTGTGTGTATTTATCATACAGCAGATTTGATTTAGTTGTAATCTCTGAAATAGGGTGGAGGGGCCGAAGCCCCTCTTTTTTAATCCTTGAAGCGGATGTTCGTCTTGCTAAATTTTGGGTGGTTGTCGTAGCGACCGAATTGAACGTTGATTTTGCCGTCTGAGGTGCTCTGGACCGTACCGCCCCACCACTTCGTCCCTGTGCGGTAGCAGCCCTCGATGCCCCTGGCGAAGATCCAGTCATACTTGGTGGAAAGTGTGGCCTCAACTGTCCGAGTCTCGCCGAAGATGGTCAGCTCGACCGTTCCGGGGATGCTGTTGTTCTTGTTCTCTTCCCCAGTGGCGACGAAGGTCTCGCGGGCGATTGTGATCTGGCTGGTCATCTGAGTATCTCCTGGTATGTGTGTGTCCGTAAGTATAGAATACAGCGCCTACGTGGCGCTGTACACACTTATTTTGCGTCTTTCCTAACTATTTTTTTCGCCATATTGATGTGAAGAGCACTCTTTGCCGCAAAGCAATGCACTTGGCCACCTTCTACAGCCAAAACGTGGCTATTGGTATACACAAGCCAAGTTCCTTGGCCAATGATATCAGGGAACATGGTTAGCTGCCTGGTTGTCAATTTTTTGACATGGTAATTTTTAGCGGCAAGCTTCTTCAACCTGTCTTTGATGTAGCCAAAGTCATCAAACGCGTTAAAGCCAAGGCTTGCAACGGCAGTGTCTATCTGATGAAAGTACGTTACACCACGAGTCTTACGTCCACAATTCGCTAAAGCACAAAGAGCCGTAGCGTAGTTTACGCCACACGCAACAGCCAATGCTTTAACAGCGCAGTCATTTTTTTCGTGGAAAAAGTCAGAAGCTTTTTGCATTGCGTCGTACCGACCACACTTCACTTGATTTTTTCTTACATATTCCATAGGTGTATCCGTTTGCTTGTATTCCTAAGACTAGGGTATCTCATATTTAAGCGGCTGTAAACACTTTATTTGGCGTCACCCCAGTTGTCAAGGAGCTTAGCGTCAGCAATAAATGGGATGCGGAAGCCGTAATGCCTTGCCATAGCTTGCTCCATGACGTTAGAAAGTATGACGGCTTCTTCCTCGTTTCCGTAGATATTAATCTCGTCGTGAACAGCCATTTCCGCAACAATGCCGTGATCCTCATAAAGGTCAACAAGGGCATGTTTGGTTTGGTCAGCGGCTGTTCCCTGAACTATAGCGTTGAAAACCTTGTGAAGAAAAGCGCGTTCAAAATCATCGCCAAGTTGTCCACGAGCTTCCTCAATATCATCAAATGTATGGTTGTATCCCCAGGCCTTCCGAGCTTCCCATGATTTGGCTTGAAACTTGTTAAACCTTCGCCGCCTGCCTGAGGCTGTTTTAATGTAGCCACGATCTTGCACAAGCTGCTGCAACGCGTGTATAACTTCTTTAAGGAAAGGTGCTCCTTTGTAATACACTTCTTTGAGTTCCTTAGCTTCCTTCAGGGATAGCGCCATGGTATGCGCAAGCTTTGGGTCTCCCATCCCATAAAGAATGCCGAAGTTGAGATTTTTAAGAGGTAGTCGCTCTAGGTGTTGTTGCGTCATGTCCATGATTATTTTACCAACCATGCCGTGAAAATCAGTCCTGGGTGCTTTAATGAATATCTGCATCATGTCTTCGGCGCCTGTCAACCCGCGACCTTGCTTCATATCAACTTTGCCGTCTATGTCAATACGCAGCTTTGCACTTATCTCAATGCTAATCTTTGCTTCTTGTCCTGAAAAGTCAGCGTGTATAAATTTCTTACCTTCAGGCGCGATGAAGCAACCACGTATAATCGGTGTGTGAACCTTGTTGCGACCGGGTATTTGCTGAAGGTTAACCCGACGACTCGCCATGCGTCCAGATTTTGTGCCACCTTCTTCAGTTGGAAGCTGCATCCAGTTTGGGTGTATTCGAGAGTTGACCTCAGCATCTATAAAGTTTTCAATAAAGTCGTTGGACATCTTTTTTGAAACACGCAGGTCGAGCAAAGTTTCGCAAAGTATATCACCGGGGTGCGCCTCAAGCCATTCGTTGCCAACTGATGGGCCAAACCTAGTTGACGGAACATTGTCATAGCCAAGCTCTTCCATGAGTTGTCCGACACGACTAGATGCCCAGTAATTTAGGTCTCTCCGGATGATTGAGTACAGCTCTTCATATTTATTCCTAATGCGATTGTCATACCAAATTTTTGCCTTGTGCACTTTCTCCATGTCAAGAAGCGCACCTTTTTTGCGCATCTTCCATAGCAGTGGCTGAAGCTTCTGCTCAAGACTAAACACATTCTCAAGACCATCGCGCTGCATCAATGCCTGTTGCTTCATGAAGATCTCAATGGGCTTTATCGCGTCGCCCTCCGCATACTCGGCAACATATTTTGCAGGTATCCAACGCATATTCTTTTTTGGATCAGCGGAATATGCCAAAGCAGCTTCAATCAACCTGCCCTCGTCCTTGCCTTCACCGAGGTAAGACTTAGCTATCGACTCGAGTGAATACCCGTCTTTGCGTTCTTCGTCAAGCAAAGGCTCTGCAACCTGAACATCACACCAAGGACCAAGTATTTCAACGCCAACTGAGTCTAGGCTTTCAGCGTCATACTGAAGGTTTGCCCCGCACTTTTGCTCATCACCACCAAGCACGTGCTTAAGGTATCTGGCAACTTGGTCGATGTCACAGTTTTCGGTGTCAACGTGTCTCAAGGGTAGGTAAAGACTTAGCCCGTCGTCATTAGCGAGACTCACACCGATCAACTGGGCGTCTCCACGGATAAATCCGGGACCTTTGGTTGTAAGGTGTGGGTCATCAGTTTCGGTGTCAACGCCAATGATGTAGGAGCCGCGAAGGTCTGGCCACTCGCTTGACGGTGTTGGCTTCCAGTCGGGCTCGTCAAGAAACCCGGGCAGCGGAAGCTGCCCGAGTTGCTTTACTGTTTTTGCTCGGCCTGTGCTTGGGTATTTTTTCTTCATGCTGCGTCAACCAATACTTGGACGTCACTCAAGAAAGTGCAGAATTCTTCGTGAGAAGTGATATTAGCGGGGGCAACGACGTTAACTTGAACCTGCCAAACCTTCAAGGTTTTCGGGTCAACCGTGCATTTGTTGGTGTAGATTACCGAAAAAATATCAGTGGCATCAAGCCCGGCCTCGATTAAGTCTTTTTTTGCGATCACTGCGTCAGCATATGTCTTTGTGTCTGTAAAAATACCCATGGTCATTGCTTTACTCCTTGATGTATGTTTGTATGTGTTCGTAGTATTAGAATACAGCGCCGTGTAGGCGCTGTACACACTTATTTTAGTCCCAGGCACCTTTTTTGCTAAGCCGCTTGAAGTCAGCGCGGCATTCTTTTGCCACGGCACCACGCCAGTTATGCATGTTGTTCAGGATATAGATGCACTGAACGCGGCACGCCTCTGGTTGGTGCATATCAAGCCCAGACAAGGCGTATCCGACAGCGTAGTTAAGGCTTTTCTCGGCGCGGTTGTCACAGACATGCTGACATGCACTGTGGAAGATTGCAAGAGTATCTGTCATCTGAGTATCTCCAAGTTGGTGTGTCCTTAAGAATAGGGTATACTGTAAATGAATGGGCGTACACTTAAAAGTGCACGCCCGATCATATTAAACTGTTGCCACGATGCTGACGCCGTGGCCGGAGATATCTGCCGCCATTTCAATATTGCCACCCCAACCCATCGCACTGCCGAGAATTTTCTGGGAGGCATTGTAGGCGCGATCCTGGATCTTGTCACTCACGTGGCCGATGCAGAGTGTGTGGCGGTAACCGTCATACTTGATTGTTACCGTCATCTTGGTGATTTTCTTAACTGCTTTTGCGGCTTTGATCATTTCTTTAAGGTTGGTCATCTGAGTATCTCCTGGTATGTTTGTGTCCGTAAGAATAGAATACATCAAGGCATAGCCACTGTAAACACTTATTTTGCGTTTTGCCTAACTATTTTGGAATAAACTTAAACCACTCAAGTCCTGCGTCTAGCCACCAACGTCTCGCAGTCGAGTGTGGGTAGTCTTCAAGAAATACAATGCGCTTGCAACCAGTCATCAGCAACAGCTTTGTGCAGTCGTTGCATGGGCTTGCCGTGATATAAGCCGTTGCAATTTTTGACACGTCATAGCAGTGAAGCAACGCGGCCTGTTCAGCGTGTGACGCTCGGCAAGAACTTAGGTCAGTCCCAGACGCAGCTGAAGCGGCAATGCACGGATCATCAATGCAGTGCATTTGACCGGGAGACACCCCATTGAAACCAGTTGCAAGAATTCTGTTTTTGTCATCAACCAGAATACAGCCGACTTTTCGACGAGCGCAAGTGCCACGCGAGGCAACCAGAGAAACCATGGATGCATAGTATTCATCATTTGTTGGTCGCACTACACCAGACCTTTGTCAATGGCAAACTGCTCTTCCATGGAAATGACAAAGACATTTTGCATCCTTTCGTGCGGCTGTACTTCAATCATAGAAAGAGGGAGCCACACTGCGTCCCTGTCGCTTTTACTTTCCGACACTAAAACCGCCCTTTCTGTTCGGGCGTGGATGTAGAAGTCAATATCGATTATTGTTGATCTTGACATTTTAAAGCTCCAATATGCCGCTGCGCGAACCATCGCTTGCACAAGAATATAGACGGTCAAGAAACTGCGACGGAGGCAAAGAAGCAATGTTGTTGAAGTTAACGTCTTCTAGTTCGTAGTCCCATGCGGTAACAATTTTGTTCACAGACTCAAAGTCTTTGTCGTAAAGATGGGCGGAACCAAGTGTTAAGTAAAGGTTTCCAAGCTCGAGGCTACGGCCGCAGCTGTAGTGATGACGCAAAATCGACAGAATATAAGCTGAGGTAAGTGAAAACAGAATGCTGTCGTATGGCAACCCCATGTAAGCGTCGCTTGACCTCATCATTGCAACGCAATGGATCACACCACCACGGATAAGAAACTGAAGTGACAAGGTGCAAGGGATGTCTTTGCTTGGCCCTGGACGCTCACGCCAAATATTGATAACTGCTTGACGGGAGCCTTTATCGTCGGCCAATGTTTTGCACACGTACGAGAGTTGGTCAACAATTTTGGGACCGTACGCGCCAGACATAAAGTAGCCGTCGTCGGAGTATGGTGACATCTTACCAAAAGGGTGGATATCCGACAACAGGTTTTTGCCAGACAAAATCCACCAGGGCTCTGCAGCCGCAAACCTAAAGCCAAGATTTCTTTCCCCTACGCTTGGAACCGGGTTTGACATTGGCACCGTATACTTTGCACCAATTATTTCGCGGAAGTTGAGACCACGGGCCTGTTCGTCGGATCCTCTTTTCATGATTGTATCGAGGTGTCCAAGGTAGGCTTGGCTTGAAAAATTAGTGTATATGGTCATGTTACGTCTCCAAGTTTTTAAGTATTGCAGCTGAGAGTATGTCTTGTGGTAGGGCGTCCCCGAATGGGTCAAGTATGTCGTGACGTATAACAGGGCACAGGCTTTCGAGTATCTTTATTTGACGCTCGTATTCATCATACACATCGATCATGTCGTTGTACATCTCTAAACGGTTCTTTTTTACCTCGTTGAAATGGCTGATGTAATCTTGCTTGTTCATCGGGTGGCAACAGACAAAAGTGGCGCCCAGGTTATTTGCACGATTGTATAGTTCAAGCGTTCTGTGCCGCTGCTCTGGACCGTCACGGAAAACATTACCGTAAACAACTTCGCTCATACGCCAGCGGTCAATTACAACCTGAGAGCTTTCAGACAGAATAACCGCCGCCTCAAGCAAATCCAAGTGATATTTCACCATGTAACCTGCCAGGTCTTTGTTGTACGTGGCGTGAATGTAGTGACCACCAATTTCCTTGGCAAGGGTGGTTTTCCCCGTTGCGTCTCCACCTTCCAGAATTATTATGGGGTGTATGCTCATACCAAGTCACTTAAGTCAGGCGCAACCCAACCCTCCGGTTTTACAACATCCCACGTCGGATTTCGCTTTCCTTCCTTATCTGATTTTGCACGGACTTTTGACATGTTTGCCTTGTGCACACGGTCAAACGCCACGTTGAAAGAAAAGCCGTAGTCAAGTGCCATTTTTCGACAGCCACAGCAAATATCCAAGAGCTTGTTCAACTCAACAAAGTCCGGGTCTAGGGAAAGTGTGTAACCACTTGACATCTTGTAAAGGTCAAGAAAGCTGAAGCTGTGTTCGGTGTGTCTTTCTACACGATCTTGAGCGCCTCCAGCAAGAAAGTAGGTGCCCATGGCAACGTAAGTAAGGTCTACAAGCCCGTCCAGCGTCTCATGCCTGTCCTTGCGGGCAAACGCCTCATACGTTTCTTTTGCTTCCTCAACAAGGAACTTTTCACGGAACTGAACAAGGTCCGTCGGCATGTCAAGCAGGCTTTTGAACTGAGGCAGCTGAAACTTCTCGTGAAAAGAAACAATGCTCAGGTATTGCAACGTCAATTGCGAGTTTTTCATTTGCCATCTTCCTCAGAAAAGTTTTTGTCAAGGTTTTGCCAGTCGTCCGACGATGCCCAAGGCTCCTTGATTTCCGATAGAGGCGGGAACTTCCGCTTGTATTCGGGACCGGCCGGACGCAAGTGCCAGATAGAGTTGCGCGACAAATGTGGGAACGGCGTGCAGAACATGTTAGACAGGACGTTCGTGTCGTGGTACGCACGTGAGGCATTGAAAAAAGCCTCCATACCGGGGTACTCTTTGAACAGAGCATCCTTGTACTCGGTGATTGAAGCAAACGTTCCAAAGTTGGACATGACTTGAAAGCCGGCGTTTTCGATCATTGCACCGAGCGCCGCGTGGCGCATTTCATTGACGTGGTTTTTGGCTGTGGCAGTAACATTCCAACAAGGCGTTGACAAAATGACTTCCGCTTTGCCAAGTTTGGCAATCCGATGGAAACCCTCAACCATACCTCGGGCATGCTTTGCGCTGACGTGTTCAAGTACTTCAAAGCACGTGATAAGGTTTGGAAGCATGTGACGCTGATCCGACTTTTTGACAGCGTAGTTGCCACTGGTTTTCAGCTTAATGTCCCGAGGGAAAATGGTGCTTCCGTATGTAGTGACGTCCATGCTTCCCCAATTACGATCGTGAAACTTTTCAGCGGCGTTGTAGTCAATACCCACATACTCGCAAAGCAAGCGGTTGGAATGAAGCAGTCGAGGCAACGGAAGGTCTGTGCCGCAACCGACGTCAAGGATACGAGTATCTTTGTAACGCGATCCGGAATGCATGATTTTTGCAACGTATGACCAGCGAAGGCAGTGCGCGATATAATCGCGATGAATAAACCCTCGAATTTCTGCTTGGTCAACGGAGAGGTCAGTGCCGTCAATAACACGACCATATTTGTTTGCCATTTCTAGCCCCCTGATTTGTATACTTGTATAAGATTGAGTTTGCCTTGGGCTCCCTTTTTAAGGGGAGCCCTTTTAATAAGCTAACTACTCAGACTTCTTCGTCGTCTGTTTCGGCTTCGTCTTCGTCTTCTGCTTCTTCCATATCACCGTCGACTGCTTCGCCCGAGGCATCTACCTTTGACTTCGTCTTTGCAGGTGCGGGTTCAGCGCGTTCGACCGTAACAAGGCCATCGACTTCTTCAAGCTTGGGGAGGTAGTACCCAAGGATGCGTTCGAGCGGCTGCCTGGATGTGATATTGCCTTCCATCGATGTGACAACGTCAGCAGTGTCAACTGCCACGCCTACGCCATGCGCTTCGATTGCAGACTCGATGATCCCGCGCATTTGCGGCGCCATTTTGTCCTCAGCTGTGAGTTCACGGTTGAAAGTGATGGATTTTACGCGAGTGGCCATGATGACCTCCTATTTTTGGTTGGGTTTGGTTGGTTTTAGTTTCGACTTCTAATTCGTAACACGCTATAACTTTGTCCGTCATCCCTGAAATGAAACATTTATCAGGGATGACGATCTTTTTTATTCTGCCAGAGTTACGCCAGCATCTTCGAGCTTCCGGGCGTAGAACGCGAACAGAACAGCGTGATCTTGCTTGCTCTTCAGAACGCCAGCCGCGATTGCAGCCGCGACAATTGAGTCGCCACGACCAACAAACTCTTCTTTCTCCATGAAGTCAAAAATTGCTTTTGCTTGCGGAGCAAGTGCGTCGTACGCCTTTTGGTTCTTTTCAATCACCTCGTAACGACGGCCGTGGTAAGGCATAGTGCGGACGAAGTTTCCGCCGTGCTGCGTTACGTCATAAGTGACTGTCTTATCTGCGATTGCAGCGGCAAGGGCTTCCTTGCTCATGTCGTGACGACCGACAATGTTCATCTGGGTGGCAGTGGCAAGAAGATCTTTTTTGGTTGGGTTTGTCATGGTTTCATTCCTTGGTGTATGTTTGTATGTGTGTGTCCGTAAGAATAGAATACTCCGTGTGGCGGGCCTTGTACACAAGTATTTTCACTATTCTGACATTATTTTACCTACGCCAGGTGGACGGGCATTGCTGCCCGTCTCTGTCAAGGAGTCACTTAATCCCCCATACATGATGCGGCCACAGAGAACGAATCTCTTCGAGGTTCATGTTGGACAATTGCTCGAAAAGGCGCTTCCGCTTCTGGCAATACTCATCGCTTGGTAGCAAGAAGGCGTCACCCTTCATGATCCTGTTGATTACTCTCTCTCGCGTTTGCTGAAGGCTCATTTTCATGGTCTTGGCTCCTTGCCGGGCGGGGCTGTTAAGCCGCCGCCGTTTTGGTGTTGCGAACGTGGTTCAATTCGAGGGCCACTTCCCATGCCCCGGCGGAGCGGGCGGCGACTTCAAGGTCCAGCAGATTGCAGAGGTTAACCTTGGAGACGATCATCTCGTGCAGGTCGGTGTGGGCGGCGGCGATCAGGGTGGTGAGGGTCATGGTGTGGCTCCTTGCCGGTATGTTTGTATTCCTAAGACTAGAGTAGCGCGTGTAAGAGGTGCTGTAAACACTTTTTGTGTTATCCGACAAAATATATGGACAAGCGGTTGGAATGTCTATCGGTTGTCTCGTATGACTTGCCAGGTTTAACGAGTTGATGCCTTGAAAACCAATGTTGACCCAATTTCCTAATATTCACCATGAAACTCTGTGTATGACATAAGTTCCAAAGATCGTTGTAATGACAACAATGCTTCTTCCACGTCTTGTTTTTCAGACTTTGCGCCGCGTTTACCTGGCGCAAGCAACTTTTTAATAGCGTGTTGAATTGCAGGGCACCTAACGTCAAACGCTAGTAAAACGTCATAGACGTCTACTTCTGTTTTTTCTTTTCCGATTGTTCTCTTGTACTTATTTGCCATTTCATTCCCACGCTTTCTTTTTGTAAAGGTCCATGTAAAGTCGAATTAGGCCATTAACATCGGCCTCGGCGGTATGTGCATCCTTTAGCTCTTCTTTAAAAAGGTGCTTGTAAATATTTCCAATGCTGTGGCTAGCAGCATCTTTATTGATACGCCTTGACGCCTCAAGTGTGCAGCGTCGCTTTATTGCTTCAAACGGCTTTTCAAACGCAAGTTGGTGCTCTTCAGCGTGGACCATACGGCAGTCAAACTGAACGTTGTGGGCTGCAACCATACCCGCGTCAAGGCACATACCAAAGAATTCATCTCTGGTCTGCAACCAGTAAGGTGCATCCTTGAGACTGTCCATTGTTATACCCGTGAGCTGGGTTATCTTTTTAGGTATAAACTTTGCACCCTTGACATTGGTTTTGAGAACCTTGACAACCTCGTAGTCACCATTGCTATCATACTCAAGTTGTGCGGCGTAGATTTGAGTTATGCGCGGTTGCATATCCAATGGCTGTTTTTCAATAGGCATTTTAGGGAAACCAGTAGTCTCGGTGTCGAATAGGACGATTTTCACTCTTCTTCTCCCCTGAAGTTGCAATCTTTTAAAGCAAAAGACCTACTTGCATTTTTTACTAAGTCATGGCCTGTAATAAGCCATTGTTTTTCTGGGTGCCACTCAGTAGACCCAAAATATAGTTTGAGCTTACCTTTAACAAATCGACGGTTAACTTCTCCACGGTAGTTTTTGTAGGTAAAGATGATGTGCTCTACACATTCTTTATCAAGCTCAATTTCGGCTTTCCCACAGATCATGCACTGATCTAATACAACGTCGCCATTGTTATCTTTTAAGTGATCAGGGCAGTCTTTGTCTGATTTTTTGTATAGGACGTGCTTCATTTTCTATCTCACAATGTTAAGGTTTGACTGGCTGTCTTCTTTGTTATAAACTGCAAAGCTTTCATTGTCACCGGTTTCTTTTACAAAGGTTTGCTTTGCTTCTAGTATGCCCGGCAGCATGAGCTTTTGGACTCCGCTATACGATGAAAGGAAACGGCCGCGAGGATTATTGTTTATCTCAACACCGGCCTGTCCTTTTCCGTATGTGTATGTTCTCAGATACTTGTAGAAAGCTCTTGTCTTCATGTGGCGGCGCTCGTCACGAATAGACTCTTTCTGCCAGGCCTCAAACAAGTCCCACAGCACTGACCTTTCTACCACTGCGTTCTGGTTCCAAGGCATAAAGCTAGGACCTGACGGACCTGACACAAACCCGCCATTATAAAGTGACTTTGAATACCAGCGGTTGAAAGTATACTCTGGAGAGTATTCTTGGCTGATCATTTTTTGTTTTGCAAGCGCGCTTGTTTTTGGTATCTCAAGCTTTATATTTGGTAACTTGTATTCTTTAAGATACTTATAAAGAGCCCATGGACCGCCATTAGACTTCTCTTTAAGCAGCGCATCCCAGTAAGACGTGTCACCGACGTGCGTGTCCGGTACCTCAATTGGAACCAGACGTCTTTCTCCTTTCGTGACTTGTGCAAGGCTATCCCTATTTGTAGTAAAGATAAAATGCATGAAATTGTCGCGCGTGATCTGTCCTTTACCTTTTGCCTCGCAAACAAACGTTGAAGACGTTGACAGGTGCTTGAGTGTATCGAGTTGCGCTCCCTGTGATATTTTTGCCTCTTCAACGCGTATCAATAACTTTCCAAGCAGCTGATGGTTAAACTGCCCAGTGATCCTGTTTACATCTGATGAGGTAAAACAGGCCTGGTCGCCAAGCATGTGCTGCAGGTAGTCGCCAAATATTGATTTGCCTGATCCGTGCTCTCCAATCAGGGCAAGCATCCCACCGCTTCTTTTATCTGGAGTCTGTATCATATGAGCAAGAAAGCGCATTACATAGTCGTGCAATTCTTTAGGATCTTCCTCACCCGAGCAAATAAACTTTACATGCTCGAGAAACTTTTCACATGATCCGCTTTGGTCCATGCTTTCAGCGGCAACACCTTGCCAAAGGTTTACAACCCAACCATTGTCGCTGTCTTTGTATATCTTTCCTTTTGACGGGTTTACAGCAGATTTTGAAAACTTGCGCCGCTCGCCACCTGAGAACCAAATAGCAGCGGCATTCTTTGCTGGCTTCTTTGGTTCAACTTCTATTTTTATGTTACCATAAAGCAAACTAAAACTTTGGTAAGGTATGATTGCCTCTTCGGGGCTTTTGTATATGCTATCAAGGATAACCACTTGCGGATGCCGACCTTCCAGAAGAACACCAAACCGTTGATTAAAATAGTCAGTCATGTCTCTGAAGTGTGAGTAATCCCCGGAAAAAGGGAAGAAAAGCCCTTTTTCAAGTTGATCGTCGGGTCCATCTGCGTCGTCGTCATAAGATATCTCAGATCTTGGATTGTGGCTTTCGCCACTCTCATCTAAAAACCTTGCTATAAGCTCTAAGAACTTAGGAGGATGCGCATCTGTTGAAGTTGGGTAGTCTGCAATGTCCCATTTTTTCGGTAGGTTAAACCAATTTATGTCGACGACGTCAATGCTAGTTGCAATCCCGCCAAGAGCCTTTTTCACATCAAACGCGCCAAGAACTCCAGCTGTGTCCGCGTCGGGTATGATAATGACATTTCGGCCTTTAAGTGAAGACCAGTCGGTGTTGCCAACGGCTTGAGTACCACCTTTCCAAGTAGTAAATACGTAGCCAGGGTATCGTTGCGATATTTCTGTGTTACCATAGTCTGCGGCTTTTTCGCCTTCAACCACAATAACGATTGCGTCGGACTTAGTAGAAACGTAGGTTAACGAATAGAGCATGTGCAGGTGTTTTTCCGACGACCAACCCTTGCACTGCCACTTTGGATTGTTGGGATCAGTCGGCCTATTTGGCTCGTCATGCTCGTCATAGTAGCCAAAGCTGTATTGCAGAATTCTCTTAGGATGGCCAACCGCGTCGTAGCGAACAACGATGCTATTTGCAAAGTCCCCGTCTGTGTAAATGTGAACCATAGACTTGTGGAATTGCACAGGTCTACCGACTTTTTTATCTTGCAGGGATATAGTGTCCCTTAGCCTTGACGCATAGCCAGCCGCTGCTCTGTGGGATACTGGTATGCTGTTCCACTTGAATTTTGGCTGCGAACGCTCCGGGTATTTTTTTTCGTATTTACGATTTTCTTCTCTCGCTTTCTCAGCCTCAACCTGCTGTGGCCACGCGCCTCGTTCGGTGAGCAGTTTATATACTTCTTTTTCACAACCATGTGACCAGCACTTAATGAGAATGCCGACGCCTTCTTTAAGTGATACTGATAAACTTGCGTTTGTGTCTCCATGAATTGGGCAGTAACAGGTAAAGCTTCCGTCTTGCCCAACAGTCCCATCCCACCCAAACTCTTTTACGCAAAGCTGTTCCACTTGGGAAAGAGTGTAGTGGAAGTCAGTCATTCTGATTTATCCGATTGTTACAGTTATTTTTAAGCTCTTCGTAATAGCCATTTCTTACAGAATGCGAAATGCTCCCAGAGTATTTTTTAGCAAATAAAGAAAAGCTTGAAAATTCTCTTGCTAAGTCAAACGACTTTTGCTTATTCCATTTTATGCCAACGATCCACCCAAAATCTTCCTGCAACCTGTTAAGTATACCTAACTTAAGAGCTGCAGCATAAACAGAAGTGTTTTTCTTAAACTCAGATTTGTTTTTACACAATAAAGCGGCGGCATAGACTGAAGACTCTGAGTGAATTTGTTGAGAGCCACCTAAATTTCCTGCACGATTAACGTTTGTGACAGTAAACCCTAAATCCTTATAACTCTGCACATACTTTTCTTCAAGTTCAGCGGCTTGACCCGCATCAATGTAATCAGTTAAAAGCGTATACTCAAAATCACTGGACATGATTATTGCAACAGTTGAATGCTGCGTAAGCATTTTGTGCTTGTATAGTCTTACATCAAAATTATACGTTAAGCCTATATACGCTTTGTTTAATGACTTGGAAAAAAGAACATAGACAAGCCTTTTATACCTATTGCCGGCACCGGCGTGGTGCTTTATATCTTTTAGCCTATCTTTTTTCCACATTCTTGCATAAAGGTTAAAGTTTTTGACACGCAATTCACTGCGTGTAGGGTACTCTGAAGCCAACAAGAAGTCTTCTTGTTCGTTATAGAACCTATAAACCTCTTTTTTAATCATCCCTGTCAACGCCATCTTCCTCATTATTGTAGCTTTTTCTAGGATATTCGACATAGCCCTTATCGTAAAGCTGTGGCAGATAATATTGGAGAATGGAGAAAGGAGGCTGTTTTGTCTTAAGACCAAACTTGTGCAAACTAGCGCTAAGTATTTTTAGCTCGTTCATATCGTATGCGGATTGCTGCCCGTCGATAAGAGCTGCAATGATCACCTTACACTGTTTGGGGAATTTGACCTCAGCTTCTGCAAGGCCTTTTAAATCAAACAAAAATGAATTGCCTTTGTTTTTAAGCTTGGCCTTCATCCGCGTGATTTTAGACTTTTGAAAGATTGCCCAAACGGCCTCAAACGGGTTTATTGTAACGTCCGTAAGACGGTTACCGGTAATCAGGCGATACATTTTACGCGCTTGAATTGGCCTATAAACTGTCTTAAAATGGTTAATGCTAACGATAACATTGCTGCTGAAGACATTTGGGTTCATAAACCTTGATATGGCCTCAAAGCTTTCATACGCGCGGTAGTTAAGAAAATTTACACTTTCCCTATAGTAAACCGTAACAAACGCGCAAGGTGCTTCTCTTGGCACGTTAGGATTTTCAACAAACTCAAGCAGGTGCTGATACGCCTGACTCGGGTGGTCATACGGGGGGACGACTTTAACGTGTTTCATGTTGTTCTTTCTTTTGTTTGCTTACGTTGTATTTGCATCTAAACTTTATTTTAGAGTGTGCGGCGGGTGGAACATTGGCCGGGAGCTACCCGTTTGAATACCAATCTTCCACCCTATACAAGTAGCACACACAAAAGAAAGTGTCGATAGTTCACAATATACCAATATTTATCTTAAGTATATCGTAGAAATAACTTATTTTACGGGTTACATTATTTTACAGCCCTGTTTTGGTGGCCATTCATTGACACTACTTTTAAAGCCAGGCTTGGTTATGAATTATTTTTTACTCATTTTTTTTACCAAAGCAGGTCTGATTTGATACTTTTGGTCAATTTGGCAATTCCTTTAACCAAGCGCAAACTTTTTATGATTCTTCAAAATTATTGAGATTTTTTTGTAGTTTTTTTAAAAGTCCAAATCCCTTTAACCTTAACCAACTTCAATAACCAAGTAAAAGCCAGCTAACTATTTGATACTGTTATCTTTATTTTCTTCTTGGTTAGTTGGTTAAGATGGTTAATATAATATAGAGAAGGGTGTATAAAAAAGAACTACTTTGGAATTTAGGAATCTTGCAAGATATTATATGTTTTTGTTATTTTATTATTATATGACTTGTGTCAATTAACCAACCAACCAAGTAACCAAGGATCCTCAAATATCCAATCAGTTGGACCCAATTCCATACCCCTGTATGCCATGACACGTGGTGCCCCAGGCCATGACACGTGGTGCACCCAGGGTGAGGACGGGCATTGCTGCCCACCCGTCTAGACTCTCGGAGGATCCTTTCGGGAGAGTTAGTTCAATCTACGAGGAAGCTGTTGTTGATTACTGAAAGAACCATCCAGCCATCCGATGCCTTGCAGGTGACACGACCTTTGGAGATCACCTCGGCCCGGGTTCCTTTGACGTTGCCGTCTGTGTGCTCGGCGCCGGTGTTCTTGTTGTAAAAGATGATCTTGAACATTTTCTGGTTCCTTGTGAGTATGTTGGTATTGTCCGTAAGAATAGAATATCGTGTACAGCAAGGCTTGTACACGATAAAGGTGAGGCATCACCAATTATTTTCAACAGCCTCGCGAACCGCTTCTTTCCACTCAGCAGCGGCAGCTTGAAGAACAGCGTTCGCCTTGTCCCAGTCTTCTTCCGAGCCAAGCATCGCATTGACGCGACGAGCGTTGGCTTGATCCATACGCATCCGTGCAATTTCCTGGCGGTTCTTGTTGTTTTCTTGCGCGTTTGTCATTGTATCGTTCCTTGTTTGTATGTGTCCGTAAGACTAGGATATGCCGTGTCGCAGGGCTTGTACACACTTTTGTTTGGAAATGCACGCATTTTTTCCCGGAAAGGGTAGGGGCCGAAGCCCCTACTTTTTAGTTCAAGTCCCACTTTACTCCTTGTGTTTCTTCGTTGTGCTTGGCGATGATCTCAACATCCTCTTCAGTCATGTCAGGAAACCCGGGCTTCATCTCACGGATTACGCGGCGGAGTTCACTCTGGGTCTTTTCACCACGAGAGAAATATGCGGCTACCAGGGCGGCTGCCATTTGGTTTTCGGGGGACATCGTATCGTCTGACATTGTATCGTTCCTTGTTTGTATGTTTCCGTAAGAATAGAATATCGTGCGAGGCAAGGCTTGTACACAGTAAAAGTGAGATTTCACCACTTATTTTGGCCTGAAACTTTTTGCAACTTTGCGCATTTTGTTGTGTACACGATGGCAAGAACGAGGTATTCTATTCTTACGGACACCTAAACAAAGGATACACCAATGACCATAAAGTTCCCAGAAGCCACAGTCAATTTAAACAGCGTGGATGGAAACGCCTTCTCGATACTCGCGGCTGTTAGAAAAGCGTTGCGCGATGAAGGGGCTACGCAAGAAGAAGTCAAGACCTACATCGATGAAGCAACGAGCGGTGATTATGACAACCTGCTGCAAGTGTCGATGAGGTGGGTGAACGTCGAGTAAACACTGAACGATCAGGCACCCAAAAGAAAGTGGGTGCCTGACAGACCACGCCCTAAAACTATTTTTCAACGAGGCAAAATAAACTATTTACTTATCAACAAGGTCAAAATATACTGTACATATGAATTGCATAGATGCCCCACAAAAAAATGCGTGCATGCCCTGTAGAGCGGGGCGGCCCCGTGCTTGACTTGCAAAAAATTGAAAAAATGCGTGCATGCCCGGTAGAGCAGGGCAACTTCGTGCCTAACCACGACACAGAATACAATGTTGCAATGTGCAGTGGTAGGAAAACCCTTGAGTTAATCGACGGCCTGCGCTTAGGCCATGGCGTACACGCATTCGCACCGGTGATTAGGCGACCAGGCAAAAAGCCTTTAGTCGCGCTACCTGGTTTTCTTTTTATACCAACGCAAGAATTCGAAGATGCGGAGCACCTTGCAAGGTGCGGCTTAGTTCCACCTTTTTCACCACTCATAATGGCTTCAAAATTAATGACATGCCGGCATGAAGAGCTTGTTGTCTTCGAGAAAGCTGTAAATGACATGAACATAGATTTGTCACTTTTCAATGGCTCACTACGCGAGGGTGACAATGTAATGGTGACAGCAGGACCGTTTAACGGATTATCTGCCGTGGTCAAAGGAATGCGAATTGAGGGCAGCATTATGGTTACTCTCAACCTAGACATGTTTGGCAAAAGCCAGGAAATAAGCCTACCACTTTCAATGCTTGAAAGAACCTGACTCACTGAGACAGGTTGTAGGTTGTTGAGGTGAAGCGCCTCCGATATAAATAATCTTGAAAAGGGTTTAGAAAAGCGGGCAGTAAAATGAGTTACCTACAAATAAGGTCTCCTTGGAACAGGCGCAAAGTAGAAAGCGCCGAGGAACTTTGGTCTACCTTCATGGAATATGTGAAGCACAGTGACAGTAGTTTTCTTGTCGAGCCAAAGATTTTCAGCACCAAAACAGGTATTGTGCATGGCAACCTTGACAAGGTGCGTCCATTCACGCTGCATGGCTTTTGCAACTTCGTTGGAATACACCCAGGAACTTGGGACGGATGGAAGAAAGAAGATCGCGAAGAATTCTTTGCCTCAGTGCAGCTTCAAATCGAAAGCATCATATATGATCAGCAGTATCAAGGCGCGGTTGCAAATATATTCAACGTCACTATGGTTTCACGTAAGCTCGGTCTTGCTGACAAGAGTGAATTTTCAGGGCCAGGTGGAAAACCAATACAAGTAGACGGGATGACAGCGCGTGAACGAGTCGCTAGCAAGCTCCTTAGCCTCTCTTCCCGAGAGTCAGCGTTCAATGATCCTGTCGGAGATGACGGAGAGTGACCTAGCTGAACTTGAGTATGATTGGCAATTCTGGGGCCGTCAAAATCAGCTTGCCCCTAAAGGAATATGGTCCACTTGGCTGGCGTTGGCTGGCCGAGGTTTTGGTAAGACAGAGGCAGGAGCGCAGTGGATTAAAGGGCGTGTTGAGTCTGGGTTCGAGCACCTTGCACTTATCGCTGAAACCCAAAAAGACCTCGACTCCGTTATGGTTCCAAGAATACTCTCAATCTACCCTGAAAATGAAAGGCCTATTGCAAGGTTTAAACCCACAAAAATAATTTGGCCAAATGGTGCGGTTGCTCAGGGCTATACCGGCACAGAGCCAGATCAGCTTCGTGGACCTGAATTTGATAGTGCCTGGGTTGACGAGCTAGCAAAATATCGATATGCAAGAGAAGTCTGGGACATGTTGGCCTTCACTATGCGCAAAGGTGATGATCCGAGAGTGTTCGTCAGTACAACACCAAGACCAATACCGGTTATAAAGGAAATATTGCGCGACGCGTCCACAGTGGTGACCAGGGGTTCAACCTTCGATAACGCTGGTAATTTGCCAAAGGCCTTCCTTGACAAGCTTAAGAAAAGATATGCCGGCACACGCTTAGGTCGCCAAGAACTTGAAGCCGAAATGCTGGAAGACTTGGTTGGTGCTCTTTGGAACCAAGACGAGATTGACAAGCTTCGGATAGAAGAGCTTCCGGACATGCGGCGCATTGTTGTAGCGATTGACCCAAGCGGAACCAAAGGTGTAGAAGATGACGGCGACAGTATTGGCATCGTGATTGCAGGCAAAGGTGTCGATGGTCTCGGATACGTTATGGGCGACTTCACGTGCAAACTCTCCCCTGATGGTTGGGGCAAGCGCGCAGTACAGGCTTATAATAAATTCGGAGCCGATCGTATTGTGGCTGAACGAAACTATGGTGGCGCAATGGTCGAGCACGTTATTCGCACCGTTGATAAAAATATCAGCTACAAAGAAGTGACTGCCAGCCGTGGCAAGGTGGTTCGTGCAGAACCCATCGCCGCACTTTACGAGCAAAAGCGCGTAATCCACGTCGGGGATTTTCCCGAGCTTGAAGAGCAAATGTGCCTAATGGGGCCAGATGGTTTCGTAGGCGAAGGTTCACCCGACCGTCTTGACGCACTGGTGTGGGCACTAACAGATTTAATGATGAGCGATGATAGCTCATGGGAGGGCACAATATGAATTTCTTAGATGGCCTTCTCAACTACGTTTCGCGTCTTGGCACCAGTCGTGACAAGGCCTCGGCATCAATTTATGAGCTGGTTCAAATTGAAGAAAGCCAGCTCATCGCGATGTACCGCAGTTCTGCAGTGGCGCGCAAGATCATCGACATGCCGGCCGAAGATAGTCTTCGCGAGTGGCGCGAGTGGTCGGCTGAAGCGGATCAGATCACGGATATCGAGGCCGAGGAAAACCGCCTCGGATATCAAGCTGCTATGATAAAGTGCTCAAAGCGCGCAGGGCTGTTTGGCGGCTGTGCAATATTTATCGGCACCGGCGAAGAAAACCTTGAAAAACCTCTCAATCCTGAGAGCATTGGTTTTGGCGGCGTCAAGTATTTGACCGTTGTCAGCCGTCAAGATTTGTCTGTTGGTATTCTCGAAGCTGACCCGCGTTCGACAAATTATGGGAAGCCCGACTTTTACCACATGAGCACAGTCACAGGGTTGCTGACAATCCACCCGTCGCGCCTGGTCATTTTGAGAGGCGATGAGCTTCCAGACGAGCGTTACACTGGTATGAACCTTGGGTGGGGTGACCCGGTTCTTCAGGCAGTGCTTACAGATGTGCGAAACCTTGATGCAACTTTCGCGAATGTGGCAAGCCTCATTTTTGAAGCCAAAGTTGACGTTATGTCGATTGACGGATTTAACGATGGGCTGCGGTCAGGAGGTAGAGCGTATGAGGAATTGCTTCTTACGCGTTCAGCACTGACAGCTACCGGAAAAGGAATTAACGGCACTTTGCTGATGGATGTCAAAGACAAGTATGATCAAAAGAGCGCCAGCTTCGCAACGCTGCCTGACATCATGGATCGATACATGCAGATGGTCAGTGCAGCAGCTGGAATTCCAATGACCAAGCTGTTTGGCATGTCACCGGGAGGACTGAATGCAACTGGCGACTCGGACGACAGGTCATACTATGACCGGATCAAGGTTTTGCAGACGCTTGAGTATACCCCCGCAACGGCAATCCTGGATGAGTGCCTGATCCGCTCTGCCATCGGCTCCCGCCCGCCGGAAATCTATTACAAATGGAAGCCGCTCTGGCAGCCGACCCAAAAGGAAAGTGCTGAAACCGGTAAGGTTCTGGCAGATACTTTCAAGATTGTTTACGACATGGACATTTTGCCTGAAGAAGCAATTGCAAAATCGCTTGTGAATGCCTTGACGGAAAGTGGTCTCGCGCCGGGACTAGAGAGCAACGTGGCTGAGTATTTTGCAGGGGCCAAGGCAGACGGCGATGACGACAATGACGCCACTGACGTGGCAGATGATTACAATGAGTGAGGTGGTGAAATGAATTTCACAGATGCGATGCATGTCACCGGCCAGATCAACCGGTCTGACACCGGGGCCGTCGTCTTTGCGCGCGTTGCGCGAGGTGGCAACGTGCAGGACTATCTTGGCTCTGAAATGGGCTTTCCTGATCGGAATGTCATCAGGGTTTACCGCCCTTTGGATCAGGTTTTCTCAACAGCTGCGATCAATAGCTATGCGCGCAAGCCGATTACGATTGGCCACCCCAAAGGCGGAGTGACGACTGACAGTTGGAAAGAGCTAGCTGTTGGCGAGATTGATCCTGTTGGCATTATGCGCGATGGCGAGATGGTCACTGTGCCACTGGTATTCCGCGACGGCCCTGCCATAGCTATGCTTGACTCGCCTGATGGCCCAAAAGAGTTATCGATGGGATACTCTGCTGACGTTGAGTTTGTTGACGGTGTTTCTCCCAGCGGCGATCCGTATGACGCCACAATGTCTAATTTCATCATGGACCACGTTGCTGTTGTGCCAGAAGCACGCGGCGGAAAAGAATTGCGCATCGGTGACGCGCTTAAATGGGGCGCAGCGCCCCGCCCACACACTGTTGAAAAAGTAAAGGATGACAGTATGACAATGCTAACAGTTGTGCTAGGCGATCGGGCGGTGCAAGTTGCCCAAGCCGATGCGCCCGCACTTGAGAGCTTCAAGGATGCGGTGACTAAAGCCGCAACCGATGCAGCTACGGCATCGACAGCGGTCATCGCCGCCAAAGACGAAGAAATCGGCACGCTGAAGGCCGACGCCAAAAAGCTGACCGACTCCGCTCTGACTCCTGAGAAGATGACCAAGATGGTCGCTGATCGGGTGGCACTGGAAACCCTGGTCAAATCGATTGCACCGACTGTCGAAAGTGCAAATGTCGGCGATGCCGATCTGCGCAAGGCAGCTGTTGCCAGCAAGTACGGCGACGAAATGGTGAAAGACGCCAGCGACGCCGAAATCACCGGCATGTTCAAGGCGCTGGCCAAGGACGTCAAGCCTGTTGACGCCTTCGCCGATGGCGTCAAGGGCGGCCTGAAGGTTGTAACGAACGACGCCTGGGGCGCGTTCCTGCCAGCGAAAGGGGCATAAGACATGACAATTCTCACTGAAGGCACGCGAGGTTACGCGTTTCTGGTGTCCGAAGCCAGCGCCATTTATCGGTCGCGCCAGGAAGTTGTCGTAACGGTCCCGCCGAACAGCACCATCCCGGCTGGTCGGATCATGGGCCGTGTCACCACGGGCGGCAAGTTCGTGGCTCAGCTTGCCGCTTCCAGCAACGGTTCTCAAACCCCCGCCGGTCTGCTTCTGGTTCCGCAGACCAACACCACCGGCAGTGCGATTGACGTCATGGCCACTGTTGTCGCGCGCGCGGCCGAAGTGGTCAAAACTGAAATCACCTATGACCCGGCGGCCAATGCCGCTGCAATTTCCGCCGCTGATGCAGCACTTGCTGCACTCGGCATCATTGTGCGCTGAAGGAGTAATTCGACATGGCCACTATGGACATTTTCAACAACTCGGCATTTTCCACGACTTCCCTCTCCGGGTTCGTCCAGAAAATGCCGTATGTTCCACAACTATTGGGTTCGCTCAATCTGTTCACCCCCAAACCGGTCCGGACGCGAAACGTCTTTGTTGACCGCACCGAGGGCGGCATTACGCTGATCCCGACGTCGGCCGCTGGCGCACCGCCTGAGACGCTTAACAGCACCACGCGCGATGCCGTTGCGCTGAAGACCACCCGCCTTGCCAAAGATTTCACTCTGTATGCTTCAGAGCTGGATGGCATCCGGGCCAGCGGCACCGAGTCCGAACTGATGGCAGTTCAGTCCGAGTTCAACGCCCGCATGTTGCGGATCCGGGCTGACATGGAACTGACCCATGAACACCACCGCCTGGGGGCGCTTCAGGGTCTGTTGCTGGACGCTGATGGCAGCACGGTGATCTACGACTACGCGACAGAGTTCAACGAGGCGATCCCGACCGCCATCAGCTTCGAACTGGACGTGGTCACGACCGACGTGATCGGCATCTGTAAAGGCATCGCACGCAGCATGGCACGGTCGGGCAAAGGTGCTCTTGCCGGCGCGACGATCCACGCGCTTGCCGGTGACGACTTTTATGACATGCTGGTCAAGCACGCCAACGTCGAAAAGTTCTATCTGAACCAGATGGGCGCTCAGGCGATGCGCGATCAGACCGCCATCTTCGAGAGTTTCAAGATCGGGGGCATCACGTTCCACAACTATCGCGGGACGGATGACGGAACGACCGTGGCAGTCCCAACGGATGAGGCCAAATTCTTCCCGATTGGGGCTTCGGGTGTTTTCGAGGTGGCATATGCACCGCTGGAGGCCGCGGGCTTTGTCAACACACCTGGCCAGCCGCTTTACGCCATGAACATTCCCGACCGTCAACGGAACATGTGGACCAAGGGCGAGCTCTACAGCTACCCCCTCTATATGTGCTCCCAGCCGCGCGTCCTGCGTAAAGGCACGCTGACATGATCGTAGGGAACCCAACCGCCCGCGCAAAGGCCGTCCGCATTGCGGGCGGTCACGTTATCATCGAACCGGGTAAAACCGAAACGGTGAAGTCCGACTTGACCGAGGCTGAAGTCGACCGGTACAAGGCTGCAGGCTTGAAGTTCAAGTCAACCAATGAAGAAGCTAAGGCCGAAGCAGACAAAGCCGAAGCTGATGCCAAAGCCGAAGCTGATGCCAAAGCCAAAGCTGACAAAGCCGAGGCAGACGCCAAGGCACAGCCCGCCATGCCGACCGGCAAAAAGTAACGGACCGGGCCAACCACAGGAGTGTCACATGATCGGCACAACCACAGGGCTGATTGCATATGCCGCGGCGCGCGGCACGGTAATCGCTAACGACGCGGCAACGATTTATGGACTTGTCAATGCCTCCGATTACATTCGGTACACATATCTGGAAACATCAAGTTGCACAATTGACAGTGCCAACGTTGTGGAAGCTGTGTACGAAGCAGCGATTGCTGAAATTGCAGAACCAGGCTTCTGGAAATCCACATACACACCTGCTGAGCAGGTAGTTCTTGTTGCTGTGGATGGTATTAAGTGGCAGCCTACCAGCGATGCCACTAAGGTTGGGGCGTCCGTTCCAAGATCCACGATAATTGAAAGCATGCTGAGTCATTGCATCGGCGGTGGGCTTTACGGTTACGCAACCGGTCCGAGGCTGGTATGAGCGGGGCCAGGATTGCCGCTCAGATCGCTCGGGCCTATGATCAGGCGGGCCGGGCCGCTGGTAACGGGAATGGCGCAATGTCTGTAAGGATAACCCGCACGCCCCCTGTCAGCGGCCCAGAATGGGCACCAGTTTTCGGCACGCCAGTTAACCACGATTTCGTTGCCAAGCCGTCCAGCAAGACTTACACACAGCGGACCGGGTTGTCGCTGGGCGAAAAGGAGCGCGTCTATTCGCTGGTGAACCACGGCGTGACAATCACCCCGAGCACATCGGACGTGCTGACCGTGGACGGCGTGAATTGGTCCGTGAAAGAGGTTATCCCGATGGACCCTGCAGGGTATGTGTTATCGTGGCTGGTGAAGGTCGCAAAATGACCGACGCAATGGGGTATTTGCTTTACGGACAGATGATTTTGGTAGTGTTTGGAGGGCTTTATGGCGTTGCAACGCTTTTCCTATCAATTCAATATCATGGCCATGAGAAAACACACTATATGGTTCTTGGTTTCGGCTTGATTACCACTTCAATGATCTTGGCCATGTTCTGATGGCAACCGAGGGAGATGACCAGATGACTGACCACACAACTGACAACCCGCTGTTGCGCGTCCGCACCCTAAACGGGAGGGCGCAAGTTTTCGTCCGCATTGATGGTCATAACTACGAAATAGGCGGCATCATGGTCGTTAAAATTGACGAAATTCAGCCTTCCGAAATGCTGATGGTCCAAATTGAGGCGCGTCTTGGGGGCCTGGGCACCGAATGACAACCCGCGACACCCAGCGCAATCTTATGAGGTTGCTGGACAAGACGTGGCCTGGCGTCCAGTTAGAGTTTGTCGCAGCCATGCGCGCGGCGCGGGCGGGTGTCAATATGAAGGCACTTGAGGCGGCGATCGGGCGCGGTGATGCGGACGCTGCATTCCGCGCGCTCAGGTTCGATGCGGCCGATATGTTCCGCACCGATACGGCGATCACCACGGCTCTGGCGGCTGGCGGCAATTATCAGATGCGTGCATTTCAATACGCCACTCGCCGCGCTCCGATTGCCAACCAGATCGTGCAGTCATTCGGGGGCCGGAATGAGCGGGCCGAACGGATCGCGCGGGACTTGGGCGCGCGGCTGGTGACTGAGGTGGTGGACGACACCCGCGTGTTGATTGCCCAGACGATCAGGGGCGGCATTGAGGCTGGGGCAGGGCCGCTGCGCACCGCGCTGGACATTGGCGGTCGCGTGGTCAACGGAAAGAGGCAAGGCGGGCTGGTGGGGCTGCACAGCACGCAGGCGGAGTATGTCCAATCAATGCGGGCCGCGCTGTCGCCCACAAACGGTGTTGGGGTTCGCCGGATCGTGACGGACCCGCTTACAGGAAAACAGCGCGCGATCAAAGACTACTGGATTGGCCGAGACGGCACGCTGAAAAGCACATTCACCGCGCGCAACAAACAATCCGACGCTGCTATTTTCCGCGCCATTCGTGACGGCACAACTTTGCCACAATCCGCGATTGATCGGGCCGCGCAGGGCTATTCAAACAACCTGCTGAAGCAGCGTGGCGAAACAATCGCCCGAACTGAAACGATGAAAGCCTTGAGCGCAGGGCGTCATGAGGCTGTCGCGCAGCTTATCGAAAACACGAACAATGATGTGCGAGCCGAGGACGCAAAAGGCAAGTGGAATTCAGCAGGCGATGCTAAAACGCGACCGACACATGCAGCCGCCAACGGACAGGTGGTGGCGTATGGTGAGCCGTTTATTGTGGGCGGCTATTCGATGATGTTCCCGCTCGACTCAAGCATGGGTGCACCGGCGTCTGAAGTCGTAAAGTGCAGATGCTACGAGGAAATCATAATCGACTTTTTTGCGAGGCTGAAGTGATGGCAAAATATACTTTTGCAACTTTGGACCAATGGACCAAAAAGACGCAACAGCGGATCGATGCCGTGCTGAAAGACGCAACGCAATCTGTAATTTCAGTGGCGCAAACCTCAAAGGGTCATGGGGGGCGGATGCCAGTGATCACAAACAAGCTGAGGGGCAGCCTTCAATCGTCAATCGCGGGCGGGGCGTTTGGCGAAGGTGAAAAGTCACACATTCTGGTTGCTGCACAAATGAAAGGCGGCGATCTGGGGACCTTCGTTTGGACGGCTGAATACGCACGTCGCGTAAATGATGGCTTTACCGGACCGGACAAGCTGGGCAGAACCTACAGCCAAGTGGGCGCGCACTTCGTCGAGGGGGCCGTCGATCAATGGCCAGCGATTGTGCGGGCGTCCATACGCAAGGCAAAGGCGCGGGTCAAATGACACATGACGAAATAGAAAGCGCCTTGAACACGCGTCTTGAAGCTACACCATCAGCGCCGCCTATCGTTTGGGGCGAGAATGCTCCCGGAGTTTATGACACACCGTCGCTGCAATACATCACCCCTGAGCCACCTTACTGGCTGGCTTATTTCACCAACACTCCGCCTGAGCGCCTTGGATTGTCCAAGTCAAGTCGAATGGTCATTCGCCTGTTTGTTGCGATCTTCGTGCAAGAGGGGACGTTCAAGGATAAAGCGAATGCGCAGGCGCAGCTTGTTCTTAACCAATTCCCCATTGACTTGATACTACCTGCTGGGAACGGTCAAATTCAGGTTGCGGAAATGGGCCACCCACAGCAGGGCGGAATGGACGGCGCATATTTTCGCAAGAACGTGTCGATCCGCTGCCGCGCAATCTTTCAAAGGACACCATGACCATGAACTGGCAGCCACACTATTGCGAAGAAGAAGTTACGGAACATAGCGATGGGTCGCGCACAATTTATCAGCGTCATTGGGTGTTCGGGATTTTGGTCAAAGACACATTCCCTTCAAGGCATCCTTCGCCGCAAAAAAGGACACCATGACCATGAAAGCCAAACCTATCAGCGGCGCGCGGATCGTCACAATGCCGACACCGACCGGCACGACGCCCGCCATGCTCTACAATGGCAAAAAGCCGAAGATCGGCGACGTGATGCAGTTTGCCATGCCCAACGGCGTCACATATTCCGGCACGGTGGCCGAGGTCACAGAGGCTGACGGTGAGGTTCTGGTCGAGTTTACAAACGGCATCCTGCCGGTCACGAAATAGGCACCCCGCCTATCCACGCCATTGAAAGGAAATCATCATGGCACTTACTGAAGGTATCGGCGGGTTTCTGTCCGTCTCGGCGGCCACCCCCGCATCATTTGACGCAGCCGGATACGTCGCGCTGACGTGGACCGAAGTGGGCGAAGCATCCGAAGTTCCAGAATTTGGCGCGGCCTATACGCCTGTCACGTTCACACCGCTCAAGACCGGCATCGTCAACAAATTCCACGGCGAACTGAACTATGGCTCGATCACCATTCCGCTCGGCTACGATTCTGCCGATGCTGGCCAGATCATCTTGCTTGCCGCGCTGGCTTCCAAGGACGAAATCAGCTTCCGCGAAACGCGCAGCGACGGCACAATCCGTTACATCATGGGCAAGGTCATGTCGTTCCCGCGCGGCCAGTCGGTCGGGTCGGTCAACATGGCAAGCTGCAACATCGAGTTCACGACCGCCGACGTGGAAGTCGCCGCACCGTAATCCTGCACCTCCCGCAGGCTAGGGGGGTGAGGCGTGGTTGACCATGCCCCCCGACTTCAACCACAACCAATAGGATCTAGACCATGGATTGTTTCGACTCAGTATCAGCATCAGAGGCAGGCGCTTGGCTGCACCTGACAAGTCTTCGTACAGCCGCGCCAGCATACGTCACAGGCAAGGACGGCACGCCAGACATGACCAAACCCATGCGCATGCACCTTATGGGGATGGATGCGCCTGCGTATAAAGCCAAAGCCCGCAAGCGGGCCACAGCGCTTTTGAAACGCCGTGGCGGAAACCTCAACATTGCCAAAATGACCGAATTGCAGATTGGCGCGCTGATCGACGATGGCGTGGAGGGCCGTATTAGCGACGCTGTTGACGCCACAATCGGCTGGGAAAATCTGAGCCTTGACGGCAAACCTGTTGAGTTTTCTGCTGAGGCTGCCGAGGCGATTTACCGCAAGTACCCTGCCATCCTGGACGAGGTGATTGAGTTCTTGAAGGAAATGTCAAATTTTTTCGCACAAGCCTAGAGGCGCTTTGTCTCTGGGCACGACAGCACGCATGGCTGGTCACAAAGCCGAAGGGCATAGATGTGACACGCTGGAGTTTTTTGGAGCGTGCAAATGAAGAGCCGGAGTTTCCAGAATTGCCTTTTCGCGGGCATCTTACGGAATGGCTGTTTGATGTTGGGCCGGTGATGGAAATTCCCGGGATGGGGTCGGTGGCCCTGTCCCATTTAGAAATTCAGTCGTGGGCCGCAAATATAGGGCTGACGTTTGAAGGCAACGAAGCGCAATGGCTTCAAAAGATGAGCGCAGTTTACTCTGCTGAGTTGTTAGCGTCGAGCGGCACGGGTACGTCGCAGCCGTATAGAGAATAGGAGGCACACCGCATGGAAGACATGGCATCAGTTGGCCTTCAAGTCGACAGTCGACCCGTTCATGGGGCCAACAAAGACCTGGACAAGTTTTCTAATTCTGCAAAAAAGTCGGAAACTGCGG